ATTTCGGGGACTCTTACAAAGAGTAGTAACGCTGACTACGTAAATATTCGTGTGTCCGACATTGCTAACGTGAATGTCACTGGTGCGGGTTTAACTGTAATATTCGGAAGTAATCCTAACTACATAACAGTCAATAACGCTAGTGCAGCCGTGATCGCAAAGAGTGTAGCAACTATTGCTCCAGTATTAACTGCCGGAACTTTATCTATTGTAGACTCATATGTTTACGCTGGTATAACTAACGCCGTTACATCCGCAGCCTCAAGCTTTATAGTTTTAGCCAACTCTCAATTTATAACAGCAAACCTGAGTAATGTTGCCCCAGTTGTGCTGAATGGTTTTTATTCAATCTTTAACTGTGCTTATGACAAGCCTTCCTCAACCCTGGTTGCTACATCGGGAACTGGTGGTCCCACTAATTCCATTGACTACTTCCAGTACATAAACGCAGAGAAGTTCATAACTCAGGGCGGAACATCGTCTCAATATGTAAAGGGAGATGGATCACTTGATTCTGTTGCTTACGCACCTCTTGCCACACCAACATTTACCGGAACGGTTTCTGGAATCACTAAATCAATGGTCGGTTTGGGCTCAGTTGACAACACTGCTGACACTGCTAAGCCTGTATCTACTGCACAGCAAACTGCACTAGACCTAAAGGCTAATAGTGCAACACCTACATTTACTGGCATGGCAACTATACCTAAGCTTAAAGTTGGCGGCATAGAAATAGATACAACAAGTCCAGCAGACACGAACGTTCTTAAATACAATGCATCATTAAATAAATATATACCAGGAGTTGCCTCTACTGTAGCATCTCTTGATGACTTAACTGATGTGACAGTAACTAGTGCAACTCCAAACCAAGTATTAAAATGGAACGGATCACAGTGGGTCAATGCACAAGTTCCAGGAACAATTGATGGAACAACAAAACTTCAAACTATAGGAGATGCTTCTGCTACAACTTTTGTTGTTACCCACAATCTTTCTACTAGAGACATTGTAGTGTCTATAACTGAAGCTATTTCTCCCTATGGTGTAATTAACACTAGCTGGGAAGCAACAAGTTTGGACACTATTACGATTTATTTTGAAACTCCTCCGTCATTAAATTCAATAAGAGTTAGCATTTATGCTGCAGTCTCAGGGCTACAAGTTTCTATAGGTCCTACAGGTCCAACAGGTCCTACAGGAGCTCCTTCTACGGTACCTGGACCAACAGGTCCTACAGGTGATTGGTCAACAGCACAGGCGGTCATCACTTATTCTACTGCCTGTGGAGGAGCAGACGGTCTTATATCTAGCGCAGCAGGGAAACTAGTTTATAATACTGGCTCACAAACTATCTATCTTAATTCTACTACTAACTTTTCCGTTGGTCAAAGAGTTGACCTAATCCGTAAAAACTCTGGAACTTTTACTGTAGCTAATGGTTCTGGAGCAACAATTATTGGCACTCCTGGATTAACACTTAGAGCACAATGGTCGGCAGCATCAATTATCTGCATTGCCGCAAATGAGTATGTTATTGTTGGAGACCTTTCTTAACGTAGCAAATAATATGATAAAATATAATGCATAACATTTATCAATCTTTATGGAGTTAAATCATGACAGTATTAAAACAGTATAATTCAGGAACATCACAATGGGAGCCAATTGTCTCAGGAGCTACTGGGCCAACAGGTGCGACTGGGCCAACAGGTCCAACAGGTCCTACAGGAGCTGCTTCTACTGTAGCTGGACCTACTGGACCTACTGGGCCTACTGGGCCTGCAGGGACCAACGGGACTAATGGAGACTGGTCAACAGCACAAACAGTGGCCGCATTTACAACAGGAAACTTAACTTCGGCTAGTGTAGGAAAACTGCTTTACAATACTGCTGCTTGTACCTTAACCCTTACTAGTTCTACTGGTTTTTCAGTTGGACAACGAGTGGACCTTGCCCGATTAAATGCTGGAGCATTTGTTGTTGCACAAGGTTCTGGGGCAACTTTGGTTGGAACTCCTGGTTATACACTTAGGGCGCAATATTCATCAGCGAGTATTATTTGTACAGCAAGCAATACTTATTTAGTAGTTGGGGACCTTTCCTGATGCCGTCCACAGTAGGGGTTGTTGCATCAAATAACTGCAGTCCAATCTTGAATATGCGGGAGTGTAACTCGTTTCTTTTCCAATGAAGAAGGTCCAGAAACAATTTTTGAAAGTTTTTATACTGCTATTGCTAATGGTTTGGCAGCTACAATATCGGTAACCACCAATGCCCCCAACAACGATATAATAACTACCAATGGAGGTAGTATTGTCGCTGCAGATGCAGCAAGAAGTACATCTAGTTATACCAGACATCAGGCAGACCTTGCACTTACTCCAAGCTATTACCCAATAATTACCTTAACAAACGCTGTTGGATCCGTCACAAAACAGCAGTAATCAAACTACTATTTAAACTTAGGTCCCTCAACCCAAATTACAATAGACTTTCTTACTCCAGATAGAACTGGATTTACTCCGTGAAGCATGAATGATGGAAACAGTATGATCTGTCCCTTCTTTAATCTATGTAAAGATGGATTCCCGCTGAGGTGAATAAAGAATTCGCCACCTATAAAATCTTTTTCTGGTTCATTCAGAAGTAAACTTAAAGAAAGTTTTCTGGTGTCAATCATATAGCCTGGCTTATCTTCGCCAAAGATTAAATCAGTGTGAGCATCGTACTTGCCATTTTCCGATCCTTCGTATTCTGCATATTGAAAATATGAATATCCGTACAAATCAAAGCCATAGAATGTTTCGTTCACCTTTGCTATTGCTTGATTTATTCTACTTATAAACCATTCATTTTCAAGATCTACGTCATTAAAGCAGTTGTTAGATACTCTAGCTGATGGATTAGACCCGACCGTAGAAGCCTTATCTAATTTTTTGGTAGAACAATATTCTTGTATTCTTTGTATTTCTTCTTCAGTAAAGCAGTCTTCAGCCAGTATCCATGGTTCTGTTATTTTTGAGTGTGATCTTGGACTATTGGAGATTGTTTGCATAAGCACATTTTATCATAAAAAATATTGCTTTGATAGGCAATAATAGTAATTACTATAATAGCTATCTGATTAATCTCGAGGGGTTAATTTTAATTTAGAAAGGTTTGGTTGAGGCCAATGCCCAATTTTTATAATAGAATTCGTGCTAGAAAATTTAGCACAGTTTCTGACACTGCTATAGAGATAGCACCATACAATAGCGCTACTCCAAACTTTACCATCGATGCAGGTGGTAAGTTAAACTGGTCTTCTGGATCTGCAACTGCAGATACAAACCTTTATAGATCTACCCCAAATACTTTAAGAACAGACGATAGTTTCGATATAGCTTCTGGGCAAACATATCAAATAAATGGCGCAAACGTTTTAACCTCTACCTCATTAGGCTCATCTGTTGTAAGTTCTTCTTTGACTTCAGTAGGAAGCTTAACAGGATTAACAGCAGCAACGCCAAACTTTACTGGACCTTTAACGTCTTCTGGAACTTCAACTTTTCAAAGTACAGTCGTGCTTCAGCAGTCAAAAGAAAAGTTTACCGTTTCATCTGCTGCTATTGGACCAATTGCAACAAACGTTTATGTTTTAGATGGTGCTGTTTATTACTACACTGGAACAATTGCTGATCTATTCAAATTTAATATTACAGGAAACTCTTCAGGCACTACTTTAAAATCACTGTTAACCACAAATGTCGATGCTATCACCTTAGTTCTAATGATAGAGAATGGTTCTGGAGCTACACCAACGGCTAAGTCTTTTGCCGCAAGTAGCTACTTAACTATCGACACAAGCGCAACTGTCAATATTAAATGGTTTGGCGGATCAAAGCCAGCAGGAAATATTGGAACAGATGTTTATACATTAACCATCTATAAGACAAGCGATACTGGCAGCGGAACTTTCACCGTATTTGCTAGTCAATCTAAGTTCGCTTAAGGAGATTTTAAGATGCCTTTCTTAGCTGGTAGGGGACAAGGTGGACGAGGTATGTTTGGACTTGGTGGCGTTCCTGGTGCTCCAACATTCTTTAACACTTCTACAGCAATAACACCAGGCAACAATCAAGCAACGGTAGATTTTATAGTACCTTCTTTTAATGGTCGGATTATCCATTACTGGATACGAGTATGCCTTAGCTACTTCTGCTGATAGTTATGCTACTTACGGAGATTATCTAACATCTAGTTGGACATCAGGGACTTCTTTTATTATTACGGGATTGACTAATGGTACATTGTATAAGGTTAAAATAAGAGCAGTCAATCCTATTGGAAAAGGCGCAGAATCTTCAATAACAGAACCCTTCAAGCCATATACAACAGCTACTGTAACAACAACTACTGGTTCAGACGCAACAACAACACCAACTGCAACGACAACTAATGCCCCTACTAACACTCAATCATTTGGGACCTTGGTAACATTCCAAAGAACGGCTGGTCAAGCGGATTCCCCGTGGACAAATCCATACCCATCAGGAGCAACAACTGGAACTGGCACTCTAAATGGCTCTTCTGGAACTACTCACTTTGTATGGGGTACAAGCTCTGGATCTTATCCTAATGAAGTAGCTGCAACAAGCAATGCTTATGCTAGAAGTACTTGGCCAAGAGGAACTACTGTTTATTATAAGGCAAGAGTATATAACACTTCTTGTACTGCCACCTTTAACGGAACAGTTAATTCTAATGGAGCAAGCACTACTGTTACATTTGTTTATGGAACATCTTCCATTGCTGATCCTGTAAATCAAAATTATCCATCTTCAGTATCAGCAGGGACCGTCACTGCACTAACTGCAACTGCAGTAACAGCAAATGCAGTAAGTCTTGCTGCTGGTACATTCTATTACAGAACAAAAGCAGTTAATGCAGCTGGCACAACATATGGGGCAGAGCAGTCAATAGCAGTATCTGCCAAGTCTGCAACCGCTGCTTCGGAACAGTCCTTCACTCCTCCAACAGTGGGTACTCTTTACGAACTAGTATGTGCAGGTGGTGGAGGCGGTGACTGGGGTGGATCAGGTGGTGGTGGTGGTGCGGTTGCTTACTACTCTTCTGCAGCAGCACCTGCGTCTCTCACTTTCACAGTTGGAGGCGGTGGTAGCGCCAACAATCCGGGCGAAACATCTACTATAAGTTTTCCAGGAGTAAGTATGAGCGGCGGTGGCGGTGGTGTTGGATACTGGAATAATGCTGACTACGCCGGTAGTTCTGGTGTTGCAAGTGGAGGAACATCGAATTATCCATCAAGCGCATATACTGGTGGTGGATACGGATACATAGGAGACTCCGACGTTGGCTACGGTGGAGGTGCAGGTGCAGGTGGAAATGGCTTTAGTTATCAGGTCTATAACACCCAATCTATAATTTATGCATATGGCGGTAATGGTGGACCAGCCGTAACCGTAAATGGTAATACATTTGGAGCCGGTGGAGGCGGATATGGAGACTCATATGCTGGCGGTCCGGGAATAGGTAACTCGCCATACAGTGATTACGGTCGTGGTGGCTTTAGAAACCAAGCATATGGTCTAGTTGCCGCTACCGGTGGACTTGTTAGATTCAAATATTATGGCCCGTAATAAAGGCAAAAAGGAAAGTTAACTATCATGACAGATGAAAATTTTTTCATACATACTTTTGAAGAAGTTAAAGCAATAAGGCCTCAAATGCCTCAGTCTGTTATTGACGCACGACTTGAGGCATTTAATAGAGCAGGACACCCGGAAATTCTTTGTGAAGTTAATTCGCCCAACTGTGCCAAAAAAGGGTCGATAGCCCACCAGAAGGAATCAAGATACGGATTTTTTGGGTATAGACAACCTGATGTTGTTCAAACATCCGACAACTACGTAATATGTTGCCCAATATGTCACAACTGGATTCATAATAACGTTCAGCAATCGGTAGAACTTGGATTTTTGCACCAATCATGGGCGGATGGGTTTGACGACTCACTAGACCACGATGCAATAAGAGAAGCTTTAAGAAATATTACTGATTCTTAATAAGCTCTTGTGGAATAATCCAGAGCTTACAGATTGCTTCTGGTTCGATAGTCCCTTTGACTATTTCGCAAGCCCCGCCACCAATATAAAACACACAGTTGGCACACATTAATCCTTCTTCTTTAAAAGGATTAGCACTTGCTGGAGCATAGTGAGCACCATCTGCCTTAGAGTCCTGCTTAAACATACCGAACTCTTCAACTGTACTTTCATAGTTCTCATACATCATCTGCTGTCTATCAGAAAGATTACCCTTAACATCATTAGCTTCAGGATCTTTCTCTGGAGTATCGTCTTGTGGTTCTTCGCTCTTAGAGTATTCTGACAGCCAATAGTTTTTCATTATTTTCTTCCAGGCTTTACTACGCCATCTGGAATTGCAGCAAGTCTGCAGTAGCCACCGTCTTCAACCGTTTGTGCTACAACCTTACAGACTCCAGAGCCTTCGTACTGGGCACAGTTGATACACATGACGCCAATGCTAGCGTTCTCATTCTGGGCTGCTTCAACGTAGCCAACCCAGATACCGTTGCTATCATCATTAGAAAGCTTTCCATACTTCTTGGCAATTGCAATTAAAGCATTAGAGAACTCTTGTTCTGCTGGAGCAAGTTTCTTCTCCATCTCTTCTAGCATCTCTGCTAACCAATAATCTTTCATTTTGAATCCTTTAATTAAGCTACTGCTTCGACTTCTAGTTTAGGTATGCAGCTTCTAGTGCAAAAGCTAGAGCCATTGTATTCATATATTATACCTTTAATAAGTGTTTTATTGCAAGTTGGGCAGGTAAATCCTTTGCCTGGAACTCCAAAATACATCACTGCTTTTCCAGGCAGTTCTTTTTTCTTCTCTGGGGTATTGGTAATATTCTTTTTTGCTGGTTTCTTTCCGGCCATAACATATCTCCTAACATTGGGTACTATTCATATATAGTAACACAAAAAGTATTTGGAGCATAAAATATGGTATCAAGAGAAGAAAAAATGGACGTTGTTGCTGAGTCTCTTTTAAGGGATGAAAACCATCCAGATCCAGCAAAAGCAGAATTTAATAGAAGATGGAACGAACAGGTTCTTAAGGATAGTACGAGCTCTAATAAGGCAGCTCCATTCGGAGGAATGAGCGACAGAGCAATTCAAGATGAAATGTACTCCGATGCTAAAAATACTCCCTTAACTGCTAAAGTAACAGAAGAGGTTTCTGGCAAATCTCCAGTCTATCAAACAGCAGATGACTTGGTTAAAGATTTTACCACTAAAGCTTCTAGTGCACAAGCTAATAAAGCTGGAGATATCCTAAAAGATATTTTTGATAAAACAGATTTTGCAAATAAACAATTTGATATTCCCGGCTCAACAAGACTTGTCACCGGCTCTGATGTACTGGGTAAACTTTCTGGCATAGAAATGACTGATCAAATAGGAGGAGTAGCAGCCTACAATCCAGGAAGTGGAAGAATGCAAATAAACCCCAACCTACTAGGGGTACTTCAACCAGAAGAAATAGCTACTACTTTTACTCATGAATTATTTCACACAGCAGCTGATGCATCGGGTTCGTTAGATGCGGAAAGATTAACTAGAGCAACCTCTCCAGGAGTGATGTCACTCGAAGATGCTAAGTATCTTGGACAACAAGAAGGAATAGCAGATAGCTTTTCTAAACGGATTGATGGAAGAAGCTGGTTATAAGCCAGGAGCTAGTTTGTATGATACTCGCTTAGATATTAAAGAAAGGCAAATGAGATCACAAGGAGCAAGCATTTCAAGAGGAGAAATAAAAAAGTATTCCTTCATAGATGCAGATATTAATCCTGATATAAGACCTGGCTTTGGTACCTACTTTGGCGTGCCTGCAGACGTTGCATTCTCGCAAGATCCTGCAGTAATGGAAGCTATAGAAAAAAGTCCAGCAATATCCGCCATGAGAGAGGGGTATGAGTCTACTGTTGGATCTCATGGTGCTCAAGTATCAAGGGCAAATGCTACTAAGCATGTTCCTTTAGTGGATGAATATGATACTGGAGCAAAGTCCGCTGAAGTGATAAAACCAAAAGCACCACGAAAACCAAAACCAGGAGACTTCCTAATAGATGCAGAAGGAAGAACAACAGTAGTTCCACCAGAACCATTAAATGCTCCAATAAAATACGGAGATCTTGCAAAAAGTGCTAAGGCAACAGAGGCTGCAGCCCCAACTATTACAGCAAGTATAGAGGGTGTAGCCGAAACAGTAGCTAGTGGAGGAGCAGTTAGGGCTGAAGCTGCTATAACCCATTCAGGTTCAGCTGCTTCAAAGGCATCCCATGTAGCTGCATCTATTACTGCACCAACTGCTGCAAGATCTACTCGCAGTCTAATGGACAACGCTTTAGAAGTAGGACAGAAAGTAACTAGAGGTCACTTGGGTGCTACTGCATTAGGTGTTGCTGCTGCTGGATTATTATTTGGTTATGCTAATAGAGATAAAAATTAATCTCTCCAGAGCCACTGTGGATTTTGCTTAGTCCACTCTACTGTTAGTTCCAAAGACTTTTCTAGTGGCATTGGGGCAACCCATCCAGCATCTGCAAGCTTTGTTCCATCTAGTGCATAACGAAGATCATGTCCTGGTCTTGTTGTGTGGAAGTCTTGGAACTCAAACTTAAGTTCTTTGCCCCAGTACTTTGCTACAAGTTCTGCCATCTCTAGGTTATTAATTTCTCTCTCACCAACAATATGATACTTGTCTGGTCGATCTGCATTTGGATAATCTATTGCAGGAAGATTCTTTAAGATAAATACTAAAGCATCAGCTTGGTTTCTTGCGTGCAAGTAGAATCTTGATCCAATATTCTCAGGAGTGCCGTGAATTGTCATTGGGATATCCTTCTCAAGACAATACATAATCTTTGGAATAAACTTCTCAGGGTCCTGACGCTCACCAATAATATTCATTGTGTTAGTAATTACTACTGGAACACCAAAGGTACGCCAGTAAGATATGCATGCAGCTTCTTGCGCAGCCTTAGATCCAGAGTATGGGTTAGATGGAAGGATAGTATCCCATTCCTTGTGAGCATACCCCTTTGGAGCAGGGCCATACACTTCATCTGTTGATACGTGTAAGAATACTTCTGGCTTGATCTTGCGTGCAAGTTCCAGCATGTTAACAACAAGTGCTACGTTATTCATAATGAATGGTGCTGGGTCTGTGATTGATCTATCTACGTGTGAATCTGACGCCATAGAAATAATATAATCAATGTGCCCAATGTCCTTTATCATTACATCAGAGAAAGGTACAGTAAGATCATGTGTAACAAGCTGAACACGGTGTCTGTTTGCTTCCCAAGAATTAATAGAAGTAATTCTATCTGTTACTCCACGATGACGGAAAGAGTCAGTGATAACTACATCCCAGTCAGTCGTCTTGAAGATGTGTTCTAAAGTATGGTGACCGACGAATCCGCCAGCACCTGTGAGCAATACTCTCTTAGCCATTATTTAATTCCTTGTATTTCTTTCTGCTTCTGTATTCGATTGATCTATTCTTTTTAGCTTCTTTGCATTCTTCGCATCTGCACTTAAAATGATCATAACCATTTGATGTACCATGCACTATACCAGGGTAGTCTACTTCTGATATAGTTTTCTTTAGGTGACAAGCCTTACACAAAACTTGACAGTTAGCTAACTCTTTGTCTCTAACTTCTTTTCTTCTGCTCCATATGGAAGCAGTGTGCATAGTCTTGTACTCACGCTTGATGTGATCTACTTCTAGCTTTTCCGAAGAACCACAATGCTTACATGGACCATTAGCCAGAACCCAGTCAAGTCTTCTGTCTCTCATCCACTTTCTTTGATAGTCTTTTTGGTATGCTTTTCGTCTTTGTTCTTTTTCTTGATCAGTGCTCATTATCTTCTTCATATTCTTTAACTTGGAGCGGTTGAAGGGAATTGCACCCTCACACCGTGGGTCGGAAGCGCACGTACTCTACTGTTAAGTTACAACCGCATATTTGGTACTAGTATATCATGGATATAATTAATATGATTTTGTTTTTGATTGGATTAATGCAAAGGTGGAGGGTTTATTGGACTCTATTAACAAACCCTGCAAAATTAATTCCTATCATCTAGGTCATACCCACCTAGTTTTACTGTAGCAGTAAACTCTTCTACTATTTTCATTACTTCATCCATCATAGATGGAAATTGTTTATTAGTATAAACAAATATGTCATTTAATGCATCCGTTATTCGAAGTGCAGCTTTGTGGGTTTTCTCATGTGGCAGATCTGCTTTACAGATCACCGCATAAATCTTATTATAATTTTCCGTGTAACTCACTTAACTCCTCCTTTGTTGGATGTAACATTGTAGCAGAAACTAATAGACTATCAGTGAATTTCAAATCATATTCTAGCCTAATTCTTTTGTTTAAATCCATGTCATCTTCAGTCAATGGCACATAGGCATGGACGGTAATGTGCCCATGATAATATAGCTGTCTCAGCTCTGGCTCAGCATCTTCAAATGAGCTCTCGTCAATAAAGAGATGCCCATTGTTATCAATATAATATTTATCAAGGCAGCACTCTAGATCCTTGGACTGAAACTGGTCCTGATCTATAACAGCATTAATGAACGGCCTATACTGAGACAATATATATGACTCTAGTGGCAGTGGATAGTCTATTGTAAAATAATCAAACATTCCCATAGAAGTATATTCTATCAGATAAATCTGTGGTTTGGGGCTTTAAAAATTAAAAATGTTACTATATAATTATCTTAAAATAAGGATTGACTATGGCTGAATCAATAAGATTAACTGGACCAGGTGGATATAGGTCTAGAATAAGTATTGGTGAAGGGTCCGATATTTCTAGGCAGACTCTGCTTTCCAGAAGAAGCAGTAAAATAAGAAGCGGCAAAAGACCAGCTTTTATCTTAGACTTAGACGAAACAGTATGGAGTACCACCCCTGAAGCTAAGGCCATAGAAAAAGACTTGATCGAAAGAATTAAGCCACAAAAAGGCTTTCTAACTGCCAAAGATTGGGCTCCGTGGAGAAAAGAAGCTAGCAATGTAAAACCAATATCGGAAATGGTAGATTTTGTAAGAGGTTTACAAGGTGCTGGCATACATCCAGTTATTATGACGGCCAGAGATGAGTCTAATAGAAAAATGGTAAGAAGCACACTTGGAGACTTGGGAATATCTACAGATAATTTAATGTTTAGAGGATTATCGCAAGCTGCGCAAGATACTCCAAGTGATATTCTTAAAATGAGGATGATGCAAGATGTCTCAGGAGAATTTAATTTTCTTGCAATGTTAGATGACAGTGGTGCTAATTTAAGAAAAGCTATTCAATTTGGAGTTCCATTAGGTATACAGCCAGAAAAAGCCGGCTTTGATTCTGTAGAAGCTTCTGTAGTTAGGGGTCTTGGAATTTCTGAAGAACAGGGAACAAGGGCTTTGTCTAGAGCAGAAAGAGCCGTTAAGCCAATTTACAGGGCAGGAGTAAGAACTGGAGTACAAACCCCGGAGATGACTTCTAGGGTGATAGAGGGCTTCGAACAGGCGCTTAAGATTATGAGGTCTGTAAGATAAATCTGTGGTTTGGGGTCATATAGAAAAAAAGACTGTTTTTGAACGAACTAAAAAAAGAAGATTACCCTACTAATTCTAGACCAAGAACTCTATTTGCGCGTTTTGGACACTTGTGTACAGGTGCCTCTTTAATCCCAACTCCAACCTCTATCTTTGCATGGCAAGAGCTACAGTTCCACTTAGAAGGAGCAGGGTACACTATAGCTGACTCAATAGGCTTTGTGGCCTTAGAGGGCTTCTGAGAGGGCACTGGGGCCTTTTGAACAGGTACTGGAGTAGAGTCTACTGCACACTTTGGACAGAACTTTGGTTTTCTACCTCTTGAAGAGACTCTCTCCCACTTCTTGTTGCACTTGCTACAGGTAAGCTTTTCCTTGTTCATTTTTAACCAGATCCTCAATAATAGTTTTAAAGAATTGTTCTACTGTTTGACCTTGCAGCCCAGCAGCTGTAAGTATAGTATCAAATTCTTGTTTCGTAAACCTGATTGTACAGATTTTTTCTCCAGAGGTACTCTTAACTATAACTTTAACTTTTTTATATTTTTCCCAAAAACATTTCATTTTTGAAAATGGAAAAGGGCCTATAAATTTTTTTCCCATTTTTACCCCCTATAGGAATTTTAAAAACTATTTGTTCTCTACAACTGCATCTTCTAATGGAGAAACTATAATTGTCTCTCCATCTGAGGTAACTCCAAACATACACCCTACGTTGTTGCCTTCAGGATCAGACGACGCATAGATAATGCTATCATCGTCAAATACAATAGCAACAGGGTATCCACCATAATAGTGCTCCCAGCCTTCAGCCTTAAGCTCTTCTTTGGTAAGCATTCTTACGTTTTTTACAGTAAGTCCTACGGGATACGCTACTTTATCTGAATTAGTCATTTTGTTCCTCTTGTTTTACTATACATTTATCGCAATACCAAATTCGGTATATTTTTACCAATGTTATGAGTTCTGCATATTCTCCAGAACCTTCTGTAAACGGTTTTTTGCAATCATTGCAGTGATCATTATGCACTTCTTCTAATGCCCTATTCATGGCATTGCGCATTTCTATATGATCTACCATACGTTATTCTTTTTCCAGATTTCTGAATAAGGATTATTGTAAGATTCCTTGCGAGCAATAATCAACTGCTTAAGTGCTGTGTGCAATACAGGCCATTTAGTAGATAGCTCTCGCATGATGTGATCATGATGATCTGGATGGTTACCTTTATCAGTCAATGCGCTATATACGGCATCAAGTGCTAACTTTTCGTTTTTATGAACATGAGCTATCTTAGGAGATTGTTGATTTTTTTCATATTTTTCTATAGCTTCTTTTGCTTGTGCGTAATTTTTACCTTGATAAACAGATGTAATCTTTACATTCTTGGGAACAGCACTTCCAGAAGATGTAGTAAAAGTACTTGAAACTGGAAAGGTAGTAACCTGTTCCTTAGGAGGCGTTAAAGCCTTAGCAAGATTATTTATTGCAAGTGCAATGGTGTTCAAAGCTCTAGCTATTGATCTCATTGAATTCTCCATTCTGTATTCTTTGTTTAAATTTTATTCCCCAATTATACCATTGACAGTCGGGACAAGAAGGATCGCAATCATGAATAGTAGGACCCAAGATTGTAGCTTGAGCAGCTTCCATTTCAACGTAAGGATAAAACTCTTTAGCAAGTTTTTTGTATCTATTACGCTCATGCGTTAAGTCTTCAATTTGAATAATCATTGCTTTCCAGTCGTCACGAAATCTGTCACGATCTTCAATTAATTTTTCAATATCTATTTCTTCAGACATCTGCTTGATCCTTATCTATGTCATCCCAAGTAAGATTAACATACGTTGGTTTTTTGTGGCAAATTCCACATGAACCCCATGTACCGTTTGCCCAGTGAAGCTTCCAGTAACGACAGCATTGAACTACAATTTCAGGACCCCAATTAGAAGATAGTTTTTTTCGAGACTCTGTCATAATGTGTAAGCTATTCTTTAACGAAGTTATATTCTATGTACTCTTGTATAAACATTTCTTCTTTTTCAGATGAAGTGTTTGCGTTCTCGCTGATTAGATTTCCTGCTTCAGCGTATTCACTAAACCACAATCTATAGTCTGCAGCATCCATGTTTTGCCATGCTTCTTCAGCTTCGTTACGAAGTCTTTCAATCTGATTCATAATTACCAAAGTCTTGATAGTTATCTAGATTTACCAAGATATAGTCAAGCTGTTCAGGAGTAAGAGTTTTAGAATATTCACTAGCAGAGTAAAGCCACTCCCCATCTTCACGAATTGTTACATCCATCAAGTTAGCTTTAAACATTAAGAATAAATCATTCTCTATAGAGGTCTTGTCTGGATCAGTCATGTTTAGCTCCTGGGCAATTCTCTATAAGAACGTGCATATAGTTAATATGATCAACTAACATTTTTATAGCTTCTCCAGTAACAAGATAATCTGCGTCTAGACCGTGAGACAGGTCAAGATTCCAGTCTTCATCTATGATGCATGTAGGTTCAAGGTCGTTGATATTCATAGGGAAGAATTACCAAAAAGGGAAGGCTGAGGAAAAGGAATTTGTCCTTGTGGCGCATAAACATCATCTAAATCATGAGTAATAATATCACCTTTAACATTTTGAATAAGAGATTTAATTAAAATCTTTGAAGCTAATTCATTCATAGCTTGACTAAGACATTCTTGTAGAAAAGTTTTTTCAGATTCAGAAAGATCTTTTAACTTTCCTTTTTTCTGAAAATCATCTATAGCAGTTTTGATTCTAGAATCTTGTTCAGAAATTTCTTTTACGGGAGCAGTGTAGGATTTTGGCATAGGCCAAGATGCAGATATCATGAAACTCCTTAAATTATTTTTCTTCTTCTTGTATAAAAGTAACGAATGGTCCACCAGTGTATGGATCAAAAGTGGAAGCAATCTTTAAAGCTTTTAATGTCATAGTCTTTGCTTGAGTAGGTTTTATCTCTGACTTATTAGACATAATAGCACTCATTGCTCCAAGAGCATAAGAAGATCCAGTACCAAGAGCATATACCCTACTGTTGTCTGAGGTCCAAGAGTAGTCTCCGTCAACAACGTAAATACAACCATCGATTACAACAAGGATAGTAGAAGCGTGTTCTGCTATATGAGAAGAGGTGTCTGTTTCTGGAGCTGCATAGCCTTGATTCTCAAAACAAGCACGCAGTGAAGGTATAAACTTAGTAGTTATAAACTGATCTAACTTAGAACCTTTAGTTCCCGGTGGAGGAATAGGTGGTTGAAATGCATGATGAAGAATGTTAATTGCTCTCATGTCTCCAGCAGCACCCAACAAGTACTTTCCATTCTTAGCAACCTTGCAAGATCCAGGGCCTAGTGTTGTGATCTGTGAAGCAAAACCGCCATCATCTATAGTAGAGATTCTAGAGTCTACAGAAACTGCTGCAAAACCATCTCCCTGAATCGCAATAATTGTAGTCATCTAAAGCCCTTTACAGAATGAAATTATAAAATATTATACCGTAAATGACAGAGGAATACAACTATTTATTAGGAGTATAGTAAAGAGAGCCAAATACTTTAAAAGCTATCTGAGAGACGTCTTTAGGGGTGGCAATTTTATTATAGCTACGATAGTGAGGATTATCGTAGTTGTACTTATTGGTAGACTTTTTGTTTCTCTTATTTCTTCTAGACATTAAACTTCCAAAAGATCAGGGATAAAGTAACCAACACGGTTGCCACTATAGATATTCCTAATGTTTGCATTAAAGAATTTACCATGAGAATGTGCCTTTACTAGAGCAGAATATATTTCAAATGGAACTTCATTATATGTCCAGATTGATCCTGTGTTAAAGGTAACCATTAAAACTTCAGCATCTTCATACCAAGAAACTTTAATGATAAAAGAACTATCTAGTGGAGAGTTAGTGTATATTGGTTTCCGAACAGTTGTCATTTAAAATCATCCTTAACATCATAAGCAACGAGATTGTCTTCAGTAAGAACTTGACCTTGATGATTGACACCCCAAACAACATCTTCTGTTCCACGAAGAGTAGGAGAACAAGTCATTAAAGGTTGATTCGCATACTTTAGTTCACCAGTTTCAGGATCTATAATTTCAATTTCAGAATGAATAAGTTTTACTTTTTTAGTCTGCAACAAAGAAAGAACAGTAGCAACAGCCATAAAAAGCTCATCCATATGATAGCAGTCAGTAACTTCTAAAGCCATATAGACTTCAACTAGTTCCTTTTTATCTACTGGTATAACTGGATGTTCTTTTGACATATCAATTCTTTCTGGTTATTGATTTTTATACGGGTTCTTGAAGATGTAGTACCTCCACTAGGAATCGAACCTAGAACGAGAAATTAGAAGTTTCTTGTTATATCCATTTAACTATAGAGGCTAGAAGTCTTATTTATCTAGATAGTATATCAGGGTATTGTTTTTCGTAAAAAGTATTTTCATCAACAAAAAGTTTAAGTTGAATAATTTTTGTTTCGTCTTTTATAAAATAAAAGAAACCATTCTGCCAATACAAACCTTGAACTAAATACCCAGAGATATTCTTGTAGTGATTAACTAAAGTATAAGATCCATCATCCAGCATTCTGTATTTAAATATACCTAGTGGAGTATTTGACCAATAAGATTCTTTTTCTAAAACACTATTAGGAAAGGGGATCTTTCCATGAAACTGAGAGAAAAAATCTATTAATGCAGTTGCTTGCTCTACGCCTACTTCATCTGAATTATAAACAAACCACTTTTTGTATCCTTGATAGAATTTTAAAAAATGATATGATTCTTCTTCAGACATTGAAGGTTGAAATTTATCAAAATTTTCAATAGTTATCAGCACAAATACATCCTATCAATAAAAAGAATACTAGTCAATAGGAGTTTGAGAAATCATTATCTTAACGTACAATGATTTTTTTTCTATATTAGATAAAAACTTCAAAGCGGACATTCGCCATTTCTCTTGTTCCATAAGAAAATTGTTAATCTCTTCAAGTTCATTTGAATCTGAATTATTGAGATTACGAATCTGCATCTTAGTCTTTGCTTTTTGACAACTTAGTTGTAGCTCCATATCTCTGCGAAGAGCTTGAAGATTGTAGTTCCAGATTTGAAGATTATTATTTAAAATAGTTTTATCTTCTTCTGAAGCTTGTCCTTTTATGTCAGATATTACAATATTCCTAAATGAATTCATTTCATCATCTGAAATATCTGCAATATATATATCTGACCAAATATCAGTCTGTGTCATTTTGTGCTGCCTTTTTATAACAGAATTGGTACGCTTGTTTCATATCAGCCTGAAAAGACTGAATGGCCGAATCGCCGGCTTTTAATACATAGTTTAAAGAATATAGTGGTAGTATTGGCCAAGACCCAAGCCAAGTTATTTTATTCTTATAGTCTTTAATTTTAGCATCAATGCCTAAGAGAGCAGACAAAGTAGTAGCTCCAACAGTGCATATTAGCTTAGGGTTCATAATCTGTATCTCGTTATGAAGATAGTTAACGCAATTGTCTATGTATTGCTGTTGAATATCTTTAGTAGGACAACGCAATAAATAAGTAAGACAAGCCTTATCTGAAGTAAATCCAGATTCTTTCAAAGTAGAAACAAACAAAGCAGAAGCTTGTTGATCCATAGAAGAAGATTCAACTATGAACAATATGTCTGGGTTATTAACATTCCATTTTGGTAGAAGAGGAGTTTGGCTAGCAAAAGCACACTTTCTACAATTATGAGTAACAGTATGTAAATCAGTTATCTTCAAATTGTTAGAAGAAGCTATTGAAGAAATACGCGCATCTTGAACTACCTGTAAAAAGGTAGCGTTTGGTATTTTGGAATCTAAAGCATTGAAAATGGAAGACACTACTTCAGACTCCATAAAGCCGAGTTGACCATAAGTACGATCAACTGGCTTTACGGTATTGTCTAAAGCTTCTTCTATTAGCTTATCTACAAAAGAAGAATCAAACTCAGAATTCATCCGGAACGGAGAAAGAAGATTCTGACTTAGCTGCAGTTGCTGGAGCAGAAGAGTCACCTGACTTCTGGAAAGAAGAGCCAGCATATGTTACAGCTTCAGCTACAATAACAACCTTAGAGCGATTTCCGCCATCTTGCTGCCAACGCTCTTGAATCAAGCGTCCAACTATTTGAATCTGAGATCCTTTTTTCATCTTTGATTCAGTAATCTGCTTGGACAAGAACATTGCATTTTTAGAAGAAAACTCAGAACCGTCCTTAAGGTAGTAGACTACATCAAAGTAACCACTGGATGGTCCAGCTCCTTTTTCACTGCCAGCATAGTCTACAGCAATACGAAGCTTAGCTATGTTGCCGTTGGCTATCAGTTCAGGCTCAGCAATGAGTCCTGCAGATAATATAATTGTATTACGTGGATCAATCATTTTATTTTGTTACTTTCTATTCAGTTGTTTTTTTAAAGGTATTTGATATTTCATCCAAGAAGGATGTAGATATATTAACAGCTTCTACTGGACCATGTGTCACTATTAGGTGATCAATCATACTTAAGAATAGATTATATATTCCAGTCTTAAGGTCTGTTATGATATCAGTAGAAACGTAGTCACTTATCTCGTCGACCAAACCAGGGTCTTGAGTTTCTCGTTGCTCGTCAATATTAAATAAGTTATCTTTTGACATTTGAATTTACCCTACTCGACAAAGCGTCGTCTATAATTTCTGCTAAAAACTTTGAGTCTTTATAACCCTTGTCATACAATACAGATATGACAGGTTTCGGATCAATATGATCGTATGTCAATAGTTGAAGATTTAAAAGATCATTAATTGTATAAATTCTATAATTATTTAAATCTCTTTTTGGTTCTGGATATTTCTTATTCTTTTCCCTATTAGCAATAGTTAAAGTAGAAATGTTTAGTATCTTAGCAACCTCTGATCTATTAAATACAGGTTGAGAAGATTTGAGGTTTTTAGCCATTTTAAATACCTTTTTTAAAGTTTATATAAGTATATATTACCAAAATGGAGAAGAAATATCAAGCAGGAAAATGAGAATCTAGAAGATTGTCAATATGGTAATTAAGAGAAGAAGGAGCAATAGGAGATTGAGCAATTCTATTTGTTCTCAAAAATTCAATAGATTTAGAAATAGCTAAGTCTAAAGTCTTTTCAGTATTTCTAGACTTATCAATGATATATCTTTTAAAAGCAGATGAACGGTAAAGATTATCTCTAGTCAATGAAGAATCTTCAGGTTCACAACCGCAACCATCGCAGCATGAACAGTCGGGATCATTACATTCACAATCGCATCCGCTATCACAATGAAAGTCATACTCTGACTCTTCAGCTATAGTTATATTATTATCTTGAATATATTGATCAAAGAACTCATCTCGCATATTAGTGTAATCAAATTCTTGAAACATAAAATCAGAAATGCTGTAATTAGTCCAATTGATAGAAGAAACATGCTCTAAAGGAACCTGTTCCCAAGCAGACAAGAGAGCTCCAGAATGACGTCTATGTAAGCTTGATCCTATCTGATTAATGGGATGATCTTTTAAGAATTGATATGAAACTTTAGAAGCATCGGTCTTGAGGTATTGTTCAAACTGTTCATACTTATTAGTGTAAATCATCTCTGCTAAGTTCTCGGTTATATCAAAGTTAAATCCACTATTCCAAACCCAGTCATAAGCAGAAGCCATAACTCCAGAAATACTTCTTGGATACTTTTCAATATCATCAATACTCTCAAAGAAAGGTCTACAAAGTGCACCACTACCAAAGAAGTTAAAGATTGGAGGAGCATAAACTGTTTGGTTTTTGTCAAACAAAGAAGTCTTAGTAAAGTACATTCTTACAGAAGTTAAACGCATATCTTTTGGATTGTACATTGCGATATAAACTTGCCAAGGAATAGGTAGATAATATTCAACTTGAAGAGTATCTTCGTCAATACTATCTTTGCCGTCTTGACTTACATTAATAACCTTATAGGAAGGAGGACGTTCAAATACGACTAGACCATGAGACAAGTATCGAACTCCAGGAAAAAATATGTCTTCTTGAGAACTAACATCTTGGCATGATATATATGAATTTAAGAAATTAAGATAATTAGAATAATCATGTTCGCCAGCTTGAACAGTACTTCCAATAATCTTTTTATATTTAATAGTAGATTTAGGAATCTTATCACCACGATCATGCCAAACGTTAGAATCATGAGGAGGATTAACGCACTCAATAAAGTTTGGTTTTTCAGAATCAGAAAGATCGTTAAAAATAAAATCAGTTGGCGTTAACATCAGAGTGCCTATCGTTAAGTACAATGTATGGTTCAATTAAAGAATAATCTAAAGTAATATTATGATTAAAAGTAGTGTCATCTTTCTTGGAAAAATGATTTAGATAAACTTGAGAGATGATAAAAGGATTATCTATATGAGCACGAAGGTTAAAGTCACCGCTATTAGGATAGTTAGTTATAGTGACATTAGTTCTTATGCTTGAAAAGCTCTTGGAATCATTCTTATAACCATAAGATTCTAACAATCCAGGAACCTGTCTCATATAATAATAAGAATTGCTATGAAGAAAATCCTCTACTGGCAAAGAAAAAGGCTTAGAATGTTTAATAATATTCTGTACTTCGTGACGATAGCCTGTATCGCCATGTCTTTTAACAGCAAGGTTTTTAAGGTGAGAAACAAAACCTAAGGTAGTATTTAAATCTAATTTAGACATTAGATAAATAAAGTTCTTATGAATTTCTGTATTGGTAAAACGATATCCGTTTGTATCAATAAATCTTTCAAGATTACTAGGAGCATTTTTATTAGAAACTAAATCGTCTTTAATATCATCAAAGTAATCCAGGCCTTGAACTTGAATTCCAAGATCTGAATTCCAACCAGCAAAATAAGAATTAAAGTAGAAATTATAAAGATCAAGGATAGAAGAGTCAGGAGTAAGACCTGCAGACTGAGGGCTATCTTGGCCCATGCAAACAGCCCCACTTGAACAGTTGGGAAAATAGCAAGGGATTAGATAGTCTGAAACAGAATCTATAGACTTATCATTAAAGTATAATTCAAATTGAATACCGTGATTTGTAACGCTAATCTTAGATACACTCCAAGGCACCCAAACATAAGCGTCGTTTAAAGCTTTAACAGTTTTTCTATGCTTGTAAGATTTAGAAACAGAAAAATCTACAGGGATTTGAAAAGGAGGACGCTCAATTATATAGCATGTAGAATCAGAAGAAACATGTCGAACAGCCATAGGGAGAAGAGAGTAGTCTTTATCCAAAACAAGTAAAGAGTTAGACTTGTTAGCAATAGCAGCATTAAGGTTGTAAAGAGATGTAGTGTATTGGTGGATTACGTTATCCATTACATTGGTGCTACTAACGTAATTCAAATTAAATAAATAAGGATTATTATAAAGAGAGTAGTTAAAATAGCGCATCATGTTATGGTACCAACGTCTTAATAAAAGATACTGGAACGGCAGAAGGTTGATCTTCGCTATCGATTTCTTGATCTTGATACTTAATCATCATCTCATCAAGAAGAGCATAATAAAATACGATAACTTCTTGATCTAAAGAGTTATTAGCAAGTTCCAAATCAACATAATCAAATGTATTATAAACATTTGAAAACTGATCATAAATCTTATATGAATAAGAAGATGTTTTAGTCTTGAATCGAGAAAGATAAAACGCAGTTGAATTTTCAGAAACAGACTTTTTTAAAATAGTAAAATCTGGATAATAAATAACACAAGTATTTTGACGTGTAGGAAACTCACAACGCATGTGTTGATTTCCAGGTTCAGGAGCCCGCTGTGAAGAAGAGCAAGAATTTACTCCACCAGTGTTAGCGAACTTATAATCTTTACTAGCATTTAACATTGATGCAGAAGTAAAGTAAGCGCAAGATGCACGGGAGAATGTTGCAATAGATAGAGCAATCTCTTTATCGGTTAGTGTATTTTCATTCATTATATTTTATCTCCAGGTCATCTGTGAAGTGACGTAGTTTTTATCTTCAAGTTGTTTTATTATAGTGTAAAGTTCAAGTATTTGTTGGTCACGTTTTTCAACTATAGATGCTAAAAAAGCGTTATCGTTTTGAATAAGTGAGTAGTTAGAAAGTAAAGAGTTAAAAGAATTTAAATAGTTTTCACTAGAAAGATCAGCAAAAACTTCTGTAGGTAAAAACAATTCTTTAGAAAATACAGAAGAAGAAATCAAAATAGCAGAGCTTTGACCCGGCCCAATTGTCCTTATTAAGTTGTTAGCAATCAAGTAAGAAAAGATAGCTGAATAAGCACTGGGAGTATATTCAGTAAAGAACTCATTCCTAAAAGAAATCTTAGAACCAACATATATATAAACATGTTCGTCCATTCCTTCGGCAATAGAAGTAGCATGCTCTTTAGCAAGAGCTATATCAGAAGAGCTAAGGGAAGAAAGAGCTGATTGTATAAATGAAACAGAAAAATAATTTATAGGTATTTCACTTACAAAAGCCCGCAAAGCAGGATATTGTTTTGTGCGAAGATAATGACCAAACAATGGATTAAGCAAGTAAAGCTTGTCGCTCATACTTTCAAATGCTTGAACAATATTTTGGTTAAAAGCTTGTGGCTCAGATATATCAGATAAAAGTATCATTAGTTCTCCGTTAAAAGTGATTCAAAAGAAATAACCTTAGTTCTGAGAGATTCAGAAATAGGCAAACAAGAAATATGCAAAGAGATTATCTCTGGATAAACTTGTTTAGCTATAGGGTATATCTTAGAAAGATAATAAGTATTATTAATTAAAGCGTAATGCTCAGGGTCTACAATAAGTAGAGAAGAATTATTTACAGGTTCACTCAGATAACTTTTGATCAACCACGTTTTTAATGGTTGCGGCAAGTTGTGGATCTTCTCCAGCCAATACATCTTCAGCACCTTCTTTTAGTAAATTTAAGAACTGCTTACGGGAATCAGCAAGATTTTCTCTGAACAATTTTTCTTTTTCAGGACTATCAGTAAAGATAGTTAAGAGAAGGTTTTCTATGACAGAAGCTTGTTCGGCATAACCTGCAAATATTAAAGCAAATTGTTCTTCTAGTTTTTCTATTCTTTTATCTTTTTCAGCAAGACGCTTATCAACTTCATTTGAAAGAGCTATGATAAGAGTCTGAACTTGTGATTTAAACATGTCAAAGTCAGTTATGTCTCCAAATAGAAATAGATCGTCTGGATTAGGCTGGTCATTTATCTCGGTCATTGCGCGTCATACCAATCTGTATTGTTGACAGTGTAAGAGTTCAAAGAAAGATCAAGAAGATAAGAAATGCTTACAATGTCCTGACGAGTAACTTTAATAGAATCAACAGATAGAGGTGATTTCATATCAGGAATAAAAGCACCACTGTCAGATTTGCGAGCCTTGAAATGGCCAACCTTCCAGTTGAAAGCAGAGGTATCAATATTGTCACCAGACTGCCAGTATTGAACCTTAAAGATTCTACTGATTACTTGATTGTTAACAGTAGCTCCTCCATAAGAAACAAATGATTCTGGAGTTGGAATGCCAAGGCGTTCATTAGCAGGAAAGTTAACAACTGCAGTACCGTTAGAAATTGAACGTAGGTAGGCAGCAAAATCAACTGCATCTACGAAACAGTTGGTGCTACTTTCAAGTTTGCCAGCAGGGGAAGTCTTGCCAATATCAACATTAAACTTCATTCCCTGAAACCAGGGACGAATGGATACAAAGCCACTTTGGCTTTTTGATTTAAACCATTTTTTGTAAAGTGTATTGTTATACTTTGGCTTGTCATCAGAAACTTCATTTTCAGAACCAAGGTTCTCAATCATTTCATCTATACTTGTGTGAATGTCCATGTGCACTATCCTTTAATTGACCAGGAGTCAGATTTAGCTTTAGTTTTAGTTTGTGTAGATAGTATATCATCTATTTCATTATACTGGAAACTGGAAGCCCAGTCCCAGTTCTCATATGCATAGCGATAAAGGTCTTTAATCATATCACGTTCTTTATTCCAAAGAATATTACGCATATGAGGAGCAGCCTTTATCACGTCAGAAGTATTCAACTGACGGTGTTCTGCAGAAACAATATTAAATTTAACTTCTTTAACTAAAGATTTAATCTCAGCACCAGTAAAATACTTGGTAGCTTCTGCTATAGCATCATAGTTAAATCCATCTTCAGGAAGATAAATTTTAATAATCTCTACACGCTCTTCAATAGAGGGTAGACCAACAAAGAATATTTTATCAAATCGTTCTGCACGAAGCATCTCTGGCTTAAGGTGGTTCAGCTGATTAGCAGCACACATTAAGAATACATCGTTAGGAAGCTCTTGAAGGCCCGTAAGAAACTCACCATGAACACGATCGGTAGTACCACCGTCTACGTGAGATGAGCTTTGACCACCAGACATGTCACGACCAAACTCGTCAATCCAAACACAAAGTGGAGCCATAACTTTAATTTGTTGAAAGACTGCACGCATGTTTTGCTCTGACTGACCAATGAATGAATTCATTACTTGACTCACGCCAGTGCGAGCTAGGTCTAAGCCAAGAGCACTAGCAGTAGCCTCGCATATAGCAGACTTGCCAGTGCCAGGTATGCCAACAGTTAGCATACGACGAATAGGTTGAATGCCAAACTTTTCGGCTTCTTGGGGATTGTTCCAAAAATAAAGATTACGCATAATAACAGTTTTAATATTGTCAAGACCACCAATTTGGTCAAACGTAATCTTAGGCTTAATGATCTCAAGAATACCATTCTTTTTAACATTAAGCATTTTAGCTTCGTAAACATAAGCAGAATCAATAGTGCCTTTATCAAGAATAGACATAAGACACAAATTAATGAATTTAGATTCACTCAATCCAAGGCCAGCATTAGCAATCTCTTTAGCTTTTGCAGAATCAATAACTTCGCCATTAGTAGAAACATGTATGTGATGAAGTATTTCATGAAGCTCATGAATAGTAGGATAAAGATCTTCGTGAACATAGAACATGTGTGCAATAGGCTCAGGGACTGGAGCAGCAGACAATACAATCATTTGAAGAGGCATTGAGTTAAGATCATCATTCTTAAAAGAAGAACGATATTGAGAATGTAATGAAGAAATCAATCCTGCAAACTGAACAGAAAATTCAGCAGGGTCTCCAACAAGATGATGGATAAATGTTTTAGATTTGTTTTTAGTTTCTTCTGAGTTTAACATATAGTCAAAAGAAAGACTAAGGTCAGAAGTAGTTTTAACTATCTTCTCACCTGGAATTTCTGGATGATCAATAGAAACAAGAATTGGTTTCCATTTGCCGTCTACGTACTTAGAGAAGCCTTCGTGATTAATAGTAAAGTATTCTCTTTTGGCATAAGAAGTAATATTTTCTTCTAGGCGATACGGGTCAGTAGTCTTAACCCATATCGCTGGAATGCCCAATTGTATTTGCTGAAAAAGCACTTTTGCTCCGTTTATATAATTATAAAATAATCTATAGCCTTTATAAAAAAGACAATGTTGTGGGGGAGAGTATGAATTTTAGCTCAAAATCTCCCCCACGATCTTGTGGGGTACTAAATAAATTAGCCCTTTTCGCCAGCACGGCGATGAAATTCAACATTGTCGTTAGCTTGAATGACATAGCTTTCGTCAAGCTTGTCTTTGCCCTTGTAAGCAATTGCGTCAGAGCTGATGCCCCAGAGCTTGCTGAACTGCTCACGTACTTCAGCAACTGTTTTACCAGAAACTGGAGCTGGCTGATTATAAACTCCGTAACGAACGTTAGCTACGCTACTTGATGATTGTGGGTTATTTTGGTTAGATGTAAGTTCCATTTTACTTCTCCGTCTATATTGATATTAATGTGTTGACCATACGGTTGTATGGTTGAGCCATGCCCAATCCAAGATCAAAGTAGATCTCTGATTGTTCAGGATTTTGATTGGAAACAAGCGTGTGCTGGATCCGACCAAGAATAAATGCAGCAACTGCCATATTAGTTGCTAAGATTTGAGTTCCACCTTCGACCTCTGCGCGTTCTTGGCAAGACATCTCGCCAGGATTACGATCAGGTGGGTTCTGGTATTCAGGATGTGTCTCTACTGGATGTGCAGTGACATCTTGTCCATTGCGACGCTGATAATGATAAAGACTACCAAATAGGTTATCGTCATTACCACCAGTAAAAACATCTACGTTGTCGAGCTTTGAGGCTGCATCGAAAAGAATTTTACGAGCAGAGAAGTTATCAACAACAGCAAGGACTATGTCACCTTCAGTAATTAACTGAGAAGCTTTAATTTTGCCAGCTTCTTCATCAACATCAGGATGATCATCAGAAACAACCCACTTAGGGATTGGAATGATCATAGTGCTACTAAACTGTTTAGAAAGCTCTAAAGCTTTAACAGAAGCTTTATTGCCCATCTGACTAAAGTCTTGACGTTCAAGGTTCTTAGCTTCATAGTGATCACCATCAACGATGATCAAAGCAGAACCAGGAAACTTCCACTCAAGAAGTCTAACGACTCCTGATGCAAGCCAAGTGCCGATACCACCAGCACCGACCATTACAACTCTTTTAGGATTACTCATAATATGAACCTTCGTATGCTATGTTAGAGAATGGTGAAAAATCTTTACATTCTTTAATGGGATTTTGAATTGGTGTTTTTGTAGAGGCAAACTCTAAGATAGACTTAAAGTATGGCTCACAACTCTTTGAATAATAATATTCACAATTAAGACATCCAGCATTTCTGTCATAGACATCATATGGATGAGCCTGATCAAAATCCATAACATCAGAGTAAAGGACAGTGTTAAGACAGATGCACCTATATGCATCTTCTACAGGAATATTACAGCAAACTGTAAATCCTTCGTCAAATCCCTGATAATAAAAATTATCAAGCTCTTCAATTTCAATTTGAGAATCAGTAATTAAATTGGGAATATAATCATCAGACTTATCAGCTATGCGCAAAAGAGCGTCTTCACTGTTATCATTTTTAATCCAAAGATAATAATTAACATTTGGATCTTTTTTGCGTTCACGAAGATATCGAGCACCAGACATCAATATTTCTGAATAAGAAGATTGAAGATCGCACATTAGAATGTCGCAATTAGGACAAATATTAACAAGCATTTCAGCAAGAGTAAAAGGATAAGAACAGGATAAACATTCTGCATCTTTATCAGAATAATCAACTTCAGCTATAATAATGTACGGATCAACGTCTTTTAGTTCAGGAAGCTCCTGAAGCCGAGAGTCTCCCTTAATCGTACCAGCTGGCGTATAGACCCGCTGTTGAGTTGCTGGCTGGAGTGGCGTAGACTGTGCCACCTGAGTAACCGAACCCCCCGCTATAGGGGGGAGTACTTTTTTTACTTTATCAGTCCAAGCAACAACCTCTGGATCAGGGTCTTTGGTTATTGTGAACGATTCAAAAACATCTTCAGGCTTAAGAGTATAGGCTGTTCCAGCCATCTGAAGCTCGATGTGATACTGAGTTGCGCCGTTGTTAACAGAAGATTGCCAACCATAGGTTATATGGACACCATCAAAGTCTGCTTGGTCAGCATGGTCGGTCCCAGAGGCATATGCTGCCATCTTAGGATGACTATGGACAGAGCCAACAATGAGTACATGATCTGGCTTCTGATCTACAATGCTATCGGCTTCATACTTACAGTGAACTGAAGTATTAGTTTGCTCAGGGACTAGGACTCCCCAACCTTGAGAAGTGCCTTCAAAGTTTGGATCAAAGGTCAATAGAACAATAGATTCAGTACCGTGCTGAGCATCGACAAGTCGGAAGAACTCATCAAGCTTATCTATAATTACTTTAGGAATTGGAGGAAGAGAATACTCTGCCTCAACACGAACTGCTTCAAAGTCGTAAATGTCTTCGTTTTCAACTACGCTTACAGAACGACCAACAAAGTTATTAACAACTTTTACAATGCTGCTATTGTAGTCAGTAACAGTTTCGGTCCAAGGTGCAACGTAAGGATTAGTTTTAGCCTTGTGCTCGACCTTGCGACTTTCTGCAACGTTACATATGAGATAATAAATATTGAATCCGAGGAATTCAATTTCTTCCTCAATGTTTTCCCTGTTAGCCATGAAGCAGGGGACTCCAGATTTAGTCCAGAAGTAAGTTAGATCTTCTAACTTAACATCCATGTATGTTATATTTTCAGTGTCCATTAATATCTCCGATATATTTGGGTTCAGTGTTTTGTATTGAATTAAAAGGGATCATCGCCAAGTGGTTGGACATTAATAGAATTAATGCCAGGATAAAGTTTGTGTTTTGCAACTATTTCAACAAAAGCTGGAATATTAGGCTCAAAGTGTGCAACCATCATTCCACCGCTATTTTCAGTTACATTTCCTAAGCAGCCACCACAGCAAGCTGTAACGGCTAAGGAAACAGAATCATCAAATGAATCAATTGGAGTAGGAGTGCAAGAACCAAATTGGGTTTGTGCTTTATCTTTAATTAAGCCACAAGGGCAAACAAAGAAGTTAGGAGCACAAGAATCGCAGAATGAAACATATTCTGAAGTAGAGTTATTTGGATCATCAATGTTAATATCTACTGTCTTCAATGTAGGATAAACAGATTGCCATCCAGTAGATGTAACAACAAGTTTATGACACGAAAGACATTCAGCAGTATCAAGTTCATTTTGTACTATATCTTTAGTAAAGCAAGTTGGACAAACTAAAGACAAGTCTTGAAGTCTATGGAATTTAGCTTGAACAGTATGAAGCTGCATGATCCCATTGCCACTCATTGCATACTCATCATCACAAGAAGAGCATTCAATGATTGTATCGTGAGCAGTATGGTACCAAGAATCAGTAGACTCTATGTATACAACGTTGTCATCTTCTTGATTGTAATACTTTTCGACAGAAGGAATAAGAACATAGTGACTCTCTAAGCAGTAAAGACAAAGAGAGTTATCGTGTGCATCCCAAACAGGATCTTCTTCTGTCATTATTTCCTCACAATGGTTGCAAATCCATGTGTTCTCATCTTCGCTCTCATCTTCATTATTAGCAACCCAGAGCTTAGAAGTATCAAGGGTTGCAGAACCATTTTGTTCACGATGGGCTATAGTAAAATCATAAGGATTATCTTTGTTCTGATGAGTATATGTTACTGGAGCAGAAGCAAAAGAAGCTTTAATAAAAGTAGCAATTTCAGAATTTTTAAGTTCCATATCAGAACGAGAAATCTTATTGTACATTTTGGTGTGTTCACCGTCAGAATAGTATGCTTGATAGTTGCCAAGCATAGCCATAGCAAGAGTTAATGGAACTCCATTGTCATCATGTTGACCTTGATCGTCCATATCTTTTACTTTAACAGGAATTAAAAGATCAGAATCTAAAGTCCAATTGTAGCCATCTTCGGCTGACCTAGTTTGCCATACAGATGGATCCCAGAAGTATTCTGGTTTGCCAGCTTTTTGATAAAAGCGAGCACCGTCAGTTTCTGACATATTGGCATCGTTGTATGTTTCAACACCAGAGCAGCGTTCAATAAAGCGACTGATCTTTTCGTTGAAAGGAAGGGCTGACCAATCATCTTTAAGATACAAGCATATCCAACCTACAGCATTGCCACGGTAACCTTTGCAGTTAATGTTTGGAAGATTAACATGATAGAGTTGATTATCAGGAGAGGTAATTGGAACTGGCGAATAAAACATTTTTGCGCCAAGAAGGTTACCATTTTTAAAGTCACCAACTACAATTCGATAAGGCTGAGCAACATAGTATGCTTTAGCACTAGAGTCACCTTCGTATGAACCCCAGTTAAGGTGATACATGCCAGGCTTATGTTGGGTAACAACTTGAGTATGAGGGCCAGCTGTTCTAATGGCTAGAACGCCAGTCCCATCAAGAGGCATGAGGCCTGTATCAAAAGAAGCATACTGTGAAAAGTTTTTATAAAAAGATACAATATCTTTATCTGTGACATGGTCAAGGTTAAAAGATTTAACAGTTGAACGAACAGTGAAAGCACCTTCCTCTGTAGCAACGAGTGAGTAGTTAAAAGTATCAGACATCTAAGTCTCCTAATATATTATCTAATTCTAAATCTAAGTTTACAGAAAAATCTCCAAAGGTTAAAGCAAACCAATTGGGATCTTTTTCAGCAAGTTCAATAATCTTAAGCTTGGGAAGAAGGTCATTACGAGCTTCAATAAGATCGGCAACACGGTCTAAGGCTTTGCCAACTTTTTTCAGATCTTCACGATTCTCACTGATATTAAGAATGAACTTAATAACAGGCATATCCTCTAAAGTAAAATGATCTACAATTTTATCAATTCGATCATTGAGTATGCTAAGGTGGTTTTCTATTTCTTTCTTGACGTGCTTTGAGGAGTCAAGATTAAAATAAAAAGAATTTAAAGATTTGGAAGAAGATGGTATCTTCTCAGGATATATGTCCATAATTTACCTTTTATTAGTATGGATTCATAACAGAAATTAATTCTTCAGTGTTAGAATATTTTTTTATAAGTAAGTCTAATTGTGTAGACCAAGTTTTAGTATTAAGGCCTTGTTGTGCAGCTATATTTAAAATGTATTTAAAATATGTTTTTCTCTGTTTTGGAGTTAATCCACCCCAAAGACCATAAGCTTCTTGGTTAACCAAAGAAGTGTAAAGGCAATAGAATTGAACTGGGCAACCTTGACAGTATCTCTTAGAAAGTGAACGCAGTATAGATTCTTTAGTATGAAAAAAATCTTCAATCTCAGAAGTAGAAAGACAAGAAGCTTTATCTTTCCAAGATGCTATAGAAGTATTTACATACTGTTGATGATGAATATATTCTTGAGTAACTTTTATTAAAGTCACGACTTATATCCATGACCATTAGATTTTCTAATGTTAGCAAATATGCTGTTGATATATGTGTCAGAAGAAAGGTAGTCTTTTGCTGAACCAGTGTGCTGTTCAATAAGGGCAGAACTTGGTTCACGATTACATAGAGAACAAACTTTTTTATAAAGTTCAATACTGTCAATAATGACAAAGTTTAAGATCTTACGCATTGAATGAAAGTATGTAGATACAAATCTTTCATCCATTTCAATCTTAAATATCTCAGAAATTTTCTTAAAAATATCTTCATCAGTTTGTTCTGTTATTGCGTTAACAAAATCAATAATTAACATTCTCCGAAAAATAGACTCCTCAAGAATGTCACAATAAAGATTGTATTGAAAGTTTCCGTCAGTAAGAGAATTTAAAGTATTAAAAGTTGTGCGGGCATAGGCATTTGTTTGAAATATAAAAGTATTGGCACTTTCATAAAGAGTTAATGCTAGCTTAGACCGCATTAACATAGAGCCAATCTTCTCTTCATCTATATCTGCACTCTCAATTATAGAACGAAAGTCGTCTAAAGAAGAAGCGGTAGTAGAAGTATTAGGAAGTTTAATGGATGGTGGAATAGATGATGTCTCAGAAAAGAGGTCGTCATCGTTATCCGACAGGTGGTTAAAAGACATGGTTCTCCAATGTTATTTTGTCAGATTTTGATTTGAATATTTTTAGTACCGAGTACAGGAATTGAACCTGTTCAGGAAACTTATAAGGTTTCTTCCGTCATACCGTTCGGACCACTCGGCTTGCAGCATTAATATACTACAAGCCACGTATTCGAAAATCTAATATCATAATATCCTTATTATAGCAGAGTAATTGACAACAGGCAATGGGGTCGATATGGGGACCACTAGGATCATTGCTTTTTCCGTCAGCAATTCAGTTGGCTTATTTCTGTGTTTTACCACGTAGTAAGATTGAATTTTCTAGCTGTTATCAAACTTATTGGTAACACTGTCGCTGTTACGTCCCAGTAAGCGCCGGTGTTACCAAATCAATTAACTAGCAGTCTTATCTACCAGCGTTAATAGACAAGGTTACTAGTTAAATCTTAGTGGATTCTAAATCCACCACAGTTTTCAAGAAAGACTTGAAATTCTTTCATAAGATCTAAATCCATGCAGTACCATGAGAGAGATGTTTTAACCTTTAGAGTGCCACTACAAGAGTTGCACTCTTGAGTTTTAACTGTGCCATCATCTTGAGGCCAGTCTCGAGTTCCTTTAGAATCGCAATATTTGCAATCCTCTAAAGGTATAGCTTCAATAGCTGCACGATAATCTGCAATATATTTTTCTATGATTCCTTTTTCTAAATCTTTTTTTAAAAGCTTAGAAAGAGCTGATGAATCTTTAGCGTTTAATCCAGAACCAGAATTATCATGGGGAGATTCACACCTGCCACAAATAGCAGGATGAAGTTCTTCTAAGCAATTCCATAAAGGGTGCCAATACCAAACATTAGACCGAAAGTATTCGCCCTGTTGATTCTTTGGCATTATGCCATAAACATCCATTCCCATAATTAATCCTTAAATAAATTTACTTAATGGTAAAGTATAACGTTCGTGAGTAGAACAATAGTTTGTAAAGTTGTATATAGAAAGAAGAGTGTTACAGTTAGTGTGGTGACACTGTCTTTTGGTATCTGAATGGTTGACCTTGGAAGGTCGATCTATTCTAGCTGTAACGTTTATCTTGTTGCTCATAATGTGTAAGCATCTCCGTTTTGCTGTATTTTAGAATCTTCATAAGGAGCTACTATACGACGATAGAGCTCAAGCTTTGCACATTCTAATGCTCCAATGGCAGCATTAATGTTAGCATAATTCTTACCATGAGCAGTGATGTAATGATCAACTAGCTTGGTGATACAATAATTAAGATCACCAGCAGAATGAATCACTGTTGATTTAAATGTCAACCGTTGGTCAAAGAACTCACGGTCTTCTTGTTTAATGTAAGGCATTTTATTGGTCCTGTTCTGGGTAATACCAATTTTTTGTAGGAGAATAAGCAATTCGAGAAGCAACATAAAAGATTAATATTGCAAAGAATTGTATGAATAAAGATTCGGTTAACCCTATATAGAGTAACCAAATATACATAAAAATAGTTTTTAGCATAGTGGGCTCTGTGGGACTTGAACCCACGACCAACGGATTATGAGTCCGGCGCTCTAACCAACTGAGCTAAGAGCCCGAAGGACAGTTGTGACCACCTGTGTCTGGGGTCAAGTGGATTGGTATATTCACTTTGTGGACAGGACAGTCGTAAACGAGTGTTAACCTGTAGCAATGGGGACTGTTAGCTCCCAAGTAATTAGTGATTGCATGTCACTGCATAACATTAATCAAGTAAAATATTAAAGCTTTCCAGCTCCTGGGACATATTGAGTAATCTTACCTGCTAAAAACATAATTGAAGGCTGATCATCTCTATCGTATTCAGCGCCGATTGACAATAGTTCAATTATTTCTTCTTGTAATAAAGTAACTGCTAAAGTATCGTTTTGAAATTCGCCAGGAATATCAGCTTCAATTTCAATGTTAAATTTAACTTTCATGAGTTGGTGTAGCCTCTTCTGTAAGTAGTAGGTATAGACGAATGTCTAATAATAGGTCTGTCATCTCAGATGACGAGACAAGCTGTTGACCAGAAATGTCTCCAATAGCTTTATCAACCATTTGGATAGCATTGTTTTTTGGATTAATAGTCATTACGCTTCCCCTCCACGTTTTTTATATATAGTAACTGCTTGCTCTAAGGTGCTGCAGTAATCGCCAGTAAAGGCTTCAAAGCCTTGAGGTCTTGCCACAACACTCCATACTACATATGGATGAAGTTGATTTTCTCCATGGCAAATAGTTATCCAATGAGCATAAGAGTCATCAAGAACTCTATCAGCTTTTTTAGTAAGCGCTAAAACAGTCCGATTGGTGTGACCTACGGTATCACCAACATGAAGTTCATTTAATAAGTTTAACTCATTGGTCATAGAGTTTTGTCCTTAGTTGCTTTGCGGGCAGAATCAATCATTTCTTGAATGTCTTTCTCTTCTTCATGAAGTGAAATAAGAGTAATGATACCCCAAAGTGCACCAATAGCAATGATTGCGTATATAAGCATTACAATAAGTGAACATCATCTAAAAGATGAGTTGCTGGATGATTTATTTGATTAGAAAGCTTTTTAAAGTTTTTACGCTTTTTAATTTTATAACCAGCTGTATGAAGATCAAGAACAATTTGTTCAGGAATACCATGCCAAATTGTAATGCCATACTTAGTTAAAGAATGGGCAATAATATCAAGCTTATGCTTTTCGTGTAGTTTAAATATCATTAGTTAATCCTTATGTGTGTAGGCATCGTAAACTATTCTTATAATAAAGAATGTAAACAATGCGTTGAATAAGAGTACAGTTTTGTACACTAAGAACTATACAAGACGAACGTTGTTTGCTTCAGGACCTTTACGGCCTTCACCAATCTCGAACTCGACACTCTGACCTGTGACAAGTCCACGTCGGCCAGATCCTTCTATGTTAGAAGAATGAACAAAGATGTCTCCATCTGTTTCTGTAGAAATAAAGCCAAAGCCTTTTTCTTCATTAAAAAATTTTACAATACCTGTAGGCATTAGTACTCGTTTCTATTATATTATTTGTTTGTTTATTTGTTTAATTATTATTTAAAAAATTAACTAAGATAACATTATCGTTATCTGTTGTTTGATCGTTTTTATAATAAAGAATTTTAGATTTAGCTACTTGAAAAGATAGCGAACCGTGGTCGAAGGTATCACGATAAAAATAAAGAATTTCATTTTCAGACATTTGTATATCTAAACGATATCCATCTTCTGCTAAAAAATATTTTAAAGCAGATTGTATAGAATCAAAATGATCGTGAATTACACCTTCGTTTGAACGAGTGTAGTATATAGGATTAGACATTACAGGTATGTCCATTTATCAATTCCAGGAATAAGACCTAATGTAGATCCATTTTCCCAGTTTACAAAAACAGTACCATTGTCATCAACATAGTTAATAACACCTTGGGTACCAGGAGTTAAAGCAGTAAATTCATCAGTGCAACTAATTAATTGAACTTTTTTTCCAATAAGAGTTTTACCGAATTGAGCATATATGTGATTGTTTTTCATAGCTCCCAGAGTAGGGGTCGAACCTACGACCAACGGATTAACAGTCCGTAGCTCTGCCAACTGAGCTATCTGGGATAAATTTTTAAATTATTACTTCAATTGAAGAATCATAATTTTGCAACTGAGGGTTATCAAGAAGTTGAATAGCAAATAACGGAGTAAGGTCGTGATTATCTAAATCTGTTTCAGTATTAGCAAATGACAAAGTTAAATTAGCTTCATGAAGAGATAATAAAAGTTCTCTAAGGTCAAGGCCTATAGGTCTAAGATTGTCAATTAAACGATGAGCTAAAAGAATAAGATCTTGAGCTTCTTGACGTGTTGGTTGTAGTTTTGTTTTCATGTTTTCCTTTATTGGTGGTTATTTTACCAACCGCAACGTGAAAATATCACAGCAGTTGAGAATACGTATATGAGTAAGAGTATTTCATACCTATAACGAGAATAAGCTCTAGCAGTACGTATACCTTTACGGTATAGTTTATCTTGTTTTCTAGCTAATTGATGATTGTCTGTACGAAATGGATAAGTAAAGAAATGATGATCTTCTATTGTTTGATTATGCTTCATTCCGTAATCAATGCCGTCAGTATACGGTCTGATTTTTGGAATTAAAGTATTAATTAATTTTCTCATAGAAAGTAATTAGTTAACTAATGACGAGACAACAAAACCAATTACCAATGCTAGTGCGCCAAGTGCTAACATAGTTATGCCGACTTGTCTCATAGCAGAAGGAGTTGGCTTTGAGTTAGAAGATGGATTAAAAGGAGGTTGTTGCATTTTATTTCCTTATTGTTGTTGTAATAGATATTATAGCACAGGGTACCCGAGACCGGACTTGAACCGGTAAGATCTTGCGATCCGGGGGGTTTAAGCCCCCTGCGTCTGCCATTCCGCCACTCGGGTGAGGTTTAATCTAGATTTTCAATACTAGACTGATAGTCTTGATAACTCATCCCAGAAGTAGTTAATATATTATAAACAGAATTGTAATGAGATTGTAAGTCTACAATTTGATCTTGAGACAATTTACAATCTGGAATAGAAACATATCCTGGATAGGTAGTATCTTGTGCACTCATCATAGACTGCACCCAATTAATAAGATATTGGGTAGATTTAATTGTTGTTAAGTCTTCAGAAGAAGACGTGATCATAATAGACATTGACATAATAGGGCTTTCAGCTATTGAATTTAATTATTTTATCCTTCAAACATTCAATACATAGGTATTGATTATACTTAATAGATTTGTTTACATTTTTAGAAATTAAACCACAGTCAGCACAAGTATGATTGATATCTCTGTGTTGATACAAATTTTGTATAGGTTTAGGATTTTTCTTCATCTATATTTTTAATATACAGATTTCATTAATAAAGATACTTGTTGGAGAGTTTCATAACTAACGGAATTGTAAATTCTTTCAGAAACACAGGGGCCAAGAAGTAGACAAGGACCATATAAAGTCTTAGTGTAATTTTTAGAGTTTGTTCTATATATAGCAGTGGCAAAAAAATTAATTAAATAATCAATATTTAAATAAGAATTACATAGAGCTATGTTAAAGTTTTTATTGACTTCTATAAAAGATACATTATTAGAACTAAATACATAGGAAATTATTGAAGCGTAATCATCTGTTAAAACAGAAGGGTATTCCTTAGGAGGAACACTGATTGCTTTAATGGATTTAGATGGATTAGGTAATCCATTAATGGTATTACTTAAGATAGAATTTCTATCCATATTACTTTTTCTTACATTTAGAAAGTTTAAGATTACACTTGGTAGAAAACTGAACAGTTTTAATAGACTTAATAATAGGTTTATTCTTGGGATAAATGTTTATTCTAGTGCTATAAGCTGTTTTAGTACCATAAATGGTGAGCCCATAAAATTGACAATAGTCAATTGCTGAAGCAGGAACTAAAAGCTTATAGGAGTGAAAAGAATATACATCTTGTTTTGGAATAGTATAAGTATTTAAGTTATTACAGAACAATTCATAATGAGTTATAAATTGTTTATTTTGATAAGGGTCACGATATTTAACCCAAACAAAGTTTTTGTATAAACCATTTAAATCAAGAAGAATAGGTTTTGGAATAGGAGGTAAAGTTAAAGGAGGAGGAACAACAGTAGTAGTTGTTGATGTAGTGACTGGGACAGGAAGAGTAGTTGTAGTAGAGGTAGTAGATGTAGTGATAACTACAGGCAAAGTAGTGCTAGTAGTAGTAGGTAGAGTTGTTGTGGTAGTTGTTGAAACAACTGGAAGAGTAGTGGTAGTGCTAGGAATTGTAGTAGTAGACACTGGGGTATCTGTAAACATTGATGTAAAATCTAGTCTAGGTACAGATAGATTTGTATAAGCATCTTTAGAGGTTTTAGATGCAGATATAAAATCTGAAACAACTTTATCAACAGATTGAACACCAAACTTAGAACGATAGACTGCAAATGCTCCAGCTACAAATGGAGTAGCCATAGATGTACCTGAAGCCGATTGATATGCAGCACCAGTAATAGAAGATAGTATTCTAAATCCAGGTGCAGATAAAGTGGTATATTTATTTACATTTGAAAAATCTGCAATTAAAGATGTATTAGTATAAACAGCAGCAACAGAAACAGCATGGGATATACAAGCAGGAGCACTCATGCCATAAGCATAAGAGTTACCTGAAGCTATGACTGTAGCTATATTAAGATCTTTAAGAGATTTAATAGCAGAAGTCATTTCTGGAATATAAGCGTCACAATTTGTAGTAAAAGTTTTAGATCCACCAAGAGACATGTTAATGGAAGTTATGCTGTACTGTGAAGAAATTGAATTAACCCAATTTAAAGCTTTAATGATATCATCATCATAAGCAGCTCCTGATGAATCAAAAACATTAATAACAATAATTTTGGCTTGAGGAGCTATTCCATGAAAGCTAGCATTACTGCCAACAACAATGCCAGCAACATGGGTGCCGTGCCAGTGAACTGGTTTAGCTGCACCAATTCCAATCATAGAGGTAGATCCATTAGGGCATTTAGCAGCAAAGCAAGCTTCTAAAGCTACACGTCCTTGAAGAAATGGATGAGTAGAATCTACACCAGTATCCATGATAACTACATAAGAATCTTGACCTTTATAATTAAGATCATAAGGTAAATTAGCTCCCACAAATGGGATAGATTCAGCTAAACTAAAAGTAAACTTAACTGGACCGTTTGCACGAGCAACATCAAAAGTGGTAGCATTGAGATTGTTTACTCTGTATATACAAATAGAAAACAATAATGCAGTAACTAAAAATAGTGATTTAAATTTAGAAATTTTCATTAGTATCTTTTCTTGTAATCTATTTTGTTTTGAAGCCATTTAGGCTTAGGATTGTTCTCGTAGTAACGAGAGATGATTTGACTTGCCATACCTTTGGTCATATCTGACGTAATAGGTATTCCAATTCTTTTTAAAAGTTTTTGTTGAGAATCTGTTGGAGAATCAACTCTCCAAGCAGCAGATGAATCAAGTAGTGCAACAGATGCTGCACGGTTGTTTTGAATCCATTTGTCTGAACGAGCAAATGCTTCTCTAATGTCTGAAACAGTACCTAAAAGGGTAGTTGTTTTAGCATGGTTGTCATGTATAGTTACATTCCAACGACCAAGAGTATCGCACTTAATGCGCATATACTCTGTATTGTTTAAGCCAAGATGGTAATCGTCTTCACCAATTTCAGCCCAAACGAGTTTGGAATACTCCTGTACAACAGGATTAGGAGGAGGAGGCATAAACAAGTTAATGCGGGTATAAGCTATTTTGATGTCATCAGGATTGAGAACACGAACAGCTTCACCTGGACAGTAAGCCTCAAGTTCTTCAAACTTTTCAGCGACGTCTGTTAGACTCTGTCCTTGTAAATCGAATTCTGGTGGGAGACCCAACAGAGTAGGAAGGCCAATAGGTTTCTTGCCTATAGTGGTGTCTGCAATATCTATAATTGTACAATGCTTTTTACTTTCATGTAGGCGAGTTCCTCGTCCAACTATTTGAGTATAAAGTAAAGTTGATCGAGTAGGTTTTGCTAGAATAATAGTTTGAAGAGATGGCTCATCAAAGCCTTCAGTCAAAACGCCAACATTTACAATAACGGAAATCTGGCCAGTTGCAAACTGAGCAAGGATGCTTTCTCGTTCTTCTCGTGGAGTTGTTCCCACGATTACGGCGGTTGTTACCGACGCTTGCTTAAAGGATAAGGCCAAGTTTTCGGCGTGTCTGACGCCGGATGCGAATACAATGGCTTTCGTATCCATTGCCAAATTGCGATAAGTGGCAACGACAAAAGCATTACGCTCAGGAGTATCCACTTTTTGTTCAAGCTGATCTTGGGCATATTCACCATTCCTTATTTCTACATCAGAGATGTCTACGTTTGTTTTAACTCTATAGCCGACGAGAGGGCAAAGCCATCCGTCTTTAATTAGATCTTGTATGGATTTATAGTATACTATTTCTTCAAATACGTCAATTAACCTAGTTGAATCTGACCTCTGTGGCGTTGCAGTAACGCCCAAGAGGAAATCAGGAGAGAAATAATCAATAATTCTTCTATAAGTAGGAGCAGCAGCATGATGGGCCTCATCTATAACTATGGTTTTAAAGTAATCTTTAGGATAAGCTTCAATACGAGGAGTATTGTTTCTACCTAAAGTAGCAACACTGGCAACGACTACGTCGACATGGCCAGCTTTGCGTTCTGCTTGTTCAATTTCTACAACAAGATTAGGATTAGAAGCCATAATCTTATTGCGAGCTTGTTCAAGTAATTCAGCTCTATGAGCTAAGACTAACATTGGCAAAGAATCTTTGCGCAATATGGGAAGATGTGAAAATAAAATAGTTTTACCTGCACCCGTAGGTAATACAACAAGTTGTCTGTTAATGCCATTAGCTTCATTAGCTATAATAGCATCGAGTGCCTCTTGTTGATATGGGCGAAGGGAGATCATATTTTAGTTCCTTTTTAAAAATTAAAATCCAAACAGATCTATGTCACCATAAAATTGTTCGACAATCATTTTACTTTCAACCCTACGAATATAGTCAACTTCAATTATTTTACCACAGATAACAGTATCATCGTGAATGATACAAGTTTTATCTGAGTTAATTTTTGGTTGAGTAATAAGTGGTTTTTTTTCGATTAATGTTAACATAAGAATTATCCAAACCTGATAGCTATTGAATTCTTGTCATCAATGTTTTGTTCGTTCAAGATTTCATAATGGAATCCATTGACATTGAAATAACGAAGCACTTCTTCATAAGTGAATGGACCAGAATTGTTTGAATGTGAAAACACAAAAAATAATTCTACCATATCACCAAGTGGAGAATCTCCACTAGTGACACTGTGAGCTACCTTATTGATAAAAGATTCTTGCATAAGCCAGTTAATAGTATTATCTAAGTTATAAGTGTATGGGGTTGTATAGATTAAGCAATGGTCAGGAGTTACAAATGTAACAACCATTGCATCTTTTTTAATATCGTCAGCAGAAGTTACTGTTACGTCGGTTGCGATGATAAATAATTCTGATGATATAGACATTGGGAAATAAAGCATTTCAGCCAAAGCAATATAGAGATCATCCTTATTTTCTGTGTCACGACAGGTAACTACGCCAACGATATTTTGATGACAACTGAATACAGACATAGTTGGGTGAAATGAATCACGACCAAATTTGTCTACATGTTGTTCAAAGAATTTTTGAAACTTTAAATATTCTGAGTAAGGATTTTTGCAGATGTAAGATACATCTGAATCAAACTTTTCAGGAGATTCAAAGTAAAGATTATTAGAGTCTTCGTGAGACATGAGGTTTCCTTGTTAAAATAAAAAAGGGTGTCCGCAAGTAGAATAATCTACTCACGAACACCCTTAAGTTAGTGTGATATGGCAATGTTAAAACATTGCGTTAGCTCTACGCTTAGGTGGTTCTGTATTGACATTGGTAAATACAATTGGTGAAGATTGAGAATGAAACTTCTGATACTCAAGAGCATCGAAGAAAGAGTGCATTACAGAATCTTGATCAGGAAATGACCAAGATGTAACTGTATGTTCTTTCATTTTTATCTTACCATCTGTATAGTTCATTACAACTCGATTACCAATACCATAGTGCTGAAGTGCGCGTTCTAAGTGTGGATACACTATGCGATTCATTACAATTTGATCAGTAACCTTACCATTGCTGGTAGGAATATTAATAGAAGCAGAATACAATGCCAATATAAAGTCATGTTGATCCTGCGGACGTTCGAATGATTCTACGTGTTCTGATATTGCAGTATACAAGTATTCCCATTCGGTACGTTTAATTCCAGTTGATGCTTGAACGGTGTCGGCAGCATTTGCATTGAAAATATCCATACGGAATTGACGCAAAAGTGGAAGTGCATGAAAGTACAGGCGCTGTCCAAGTTTGTGAACAATATCCGAAGGACGGACATTCTCTTGTGCATGCTTGCTAATACGGTGGGTATAGGCACGATAATACTCAGTACAAAGTGTATTGAGTTGAGTGATTTTACCTTCGTATGTTTCTACTTCAGGATGCTTTGCAGCAAGTGAGCGGAAACGACTATGCCAAAAGTCACGGTCTATAGGTTTGCCAGTAGCGAGTACTTCTTCAACCATAACGCCTGCCTCTGTATCAATTGCAATACGATCGTTAGGATCTGATGTTTGAGTACAACCATCAATTGCAGATTCTAGAGAACAAAGCTGTACAGTACGGTGTTGTCCAACAACCATAGAGTGTAGCATTGTAGCGTTAACATATCGACCGACATTGCCACCGTTCATAGCGGTGTCAATATCAGACATGACATCTTCAACAGAGTATACACTCGTTGATGGTCTAGGTTTAACTGGAGAGTTTTCACTGGGCAAGCCAGAGTAACTAACGTTTTCATTACGAATAGCAGTAGACAAACGAACGGGCCAGTTTCGACCGTTTACAACGGGGAACGAAACTTCTTCGCCGTTTGCCTTTTCCCATGTGGGATACCATTCATCTTCAACGTAGCTAAAGATTGAATACTCGCCATAACCGTTTGGTGAACGAACAACAATGACGACTTTCTCGCCATCGTTTGGACCAGATTCCATAGTACGATAAAATAGTTTAAAGAAGTCATCTTCGTCATGACCGCCATGGCTCTCATACATTTCGAGCCAGTCAAAGTCACTGACTATATGAACACCAATGCTGTTAATACGACGAATGGTGCCTTCTTCTACTTCAATATCATAACCAGCCATACGTGCAAGTGATTCGGGAATCACCTGCTCATAGACTGAACATGGAATAGGAATACGCTTTTGAAGTGGTTTGGCGTGAGAAACAGCAAGTGTTTCAAATAGCCAGGGAGAATCCGTTACGGATAATCCCATACTAACCCAGCGATAACCAACATAGGATATACGAGAATGTGCTTCCACATCCTCAATGTCTTGATTTTCACGTGAGAAGTTACGCATGAATACAGACTTCCAGTTAGTTAAAAGCTTTCCATCAATTGCTTGTTGGAACATCTTTTCATATTCTTCCTTAAGCCACATTTCCATGTCGGATTTACGGAACAACTTTGGAAAGTTGATAACAGTTTGATCATCTGTGATAACACGGCTCTTAGGGCCTTGTGGTTCTGCGAGCAGGCGATAACCTCCATCATAAGTGATTTCGGTTTTCAGGTTTTCACGAGATGAAATAACATCAATGCCTTCAGGTAAATTATCAGAGACAATAAAATTGCCCTTGATCATACCTTCAGGAGTAATGATACGACCATTAAATACTTTAGAATTTCCAAGGAAATTAATAAGTTGTGCTTTAATAGTTGGATCATAATAATACTCATTAGTATCCAATGTGTTATGAGGTTCATACACGGGAAGATTCTCAATGCCAGCATGGATTAGGCGAGATGAAACAACAAAGCCACCGTCTAATAGACGGGGAATTGCTTCAACTACCCAATCAGCCCAGCCTGAGTTAAAATCATAACGAGTATACTCGGTAGATTCAACCCATTTGATATTCAATGTGTCGAAGTGAGCGTTGATAAGAGTTGCGCGGTGAAATGATTTCAACCGCTTAGCTGTCTTACCGCCACCTTTGACATTAAAGCCCATGGTATTAAGTGTAGACATCCATCCTTCTTGTTCATCGATGATGCAAGCTACAATTTTGTTCTTGTCTACAAGAGCATATTGTACAGATGGATGAGAGATTAGACGTTCCACCTCTGCACGTTCAAATGCATTAGTTGGAATTGGCAATGCTGCAATACGGTATTCTGGTGAACCAGAAAACTGAAGTGCATGACGCATTACGCCAATATCGTAAAATCCGAATTGGTAATTATTATTAGAACGCAATGGGCCATTAGCCATTGCTTTCAAGCGAACGTTTGGTTTGTTTTGATTGTTAGTCATATTTTCTCCTTTGTACTAGTTAAACTAGTCCCTTCTTTTTTATTTACAATTTAGTTACATTCAGTTGTATGGAATGTAGTGTGTTTCATTTTTAAGCTATGACACTATCTGGATAGATGATTCATTTATTGGTCATGATATAAGTCCGACTGGATGATTCATTCTGTTTAATTGATATTAGTTGATCCCATTGATTCATTCGAAGGAAATGGTATTCTCTGATGGAGTGATTCATTTTCTTCCTATGTTATTAGTTAGGCGCTTTGATTCATTTACAAAGTCTGTTACTAGTCTGCTAATTTGATTCATTCATGAACAATGATACTATTTGGGTTTTTTGATTCATTCATATCATCTGATACAAGTTCGTAACTATGATTCATTTATTCTCTATGTTATTTATTTGCTTGTGGTGATTCATTCGTACACTTTGTTACTTGTTGTAAAACATGATTCATTCAACACGCATGTTAGTAATTTGTTTTGTTGATTCATTTCCAAGGCCTGTTACAAATCTGGCTCGATGATTCATTTAAGCTATGTGTTACTTAATCTTATGATATGATTCATTTATAGGTAATGATACTGATCAACGAAGATGATTCATTCTACTTCTATTGTTACTTATTTAGTGGAGTAATTTAATTTTAGTATTTCTTCGGATGACAACTCTTGCACGAATTGATAGACCGCCCCATACACCATGGTTAATGTTATTTTCAATAGCATATAAACCACATGGTGTTTTTACGGGGCAGTCTTGACAAAACGCAATAGCTTTTTTTGTTCCTGATACATGATCAGAGAAAAAGAAATTAGTATCTTTAATTGATTTACATTTAGCAAATTCAATAAATGATTCTGATATAGGCATTAGTATTCCTTATTTTAATAGCGAGTAAAGTTCATAGATACAGAACCAAAAAAGGCAATAGCAGCAGATGCTAGTAAGTAATTGTCTACTTTGAGTTCAAAACTATTAAACAAAATAGTTAAAGAATTTTTATTATTTTGATAATCATAAATAGGAATGAGCATAAGTGGCTCTAGTTCAGTATGAGTTTCGGAAATTTTAAGTTTAAGATCAAGATCTTGAATAACTTTATGTTCCGAAGGATTGTTATGATTAAGATCAGTTAAAAATGATTTTACAAATTTATTTAAACTTTCATTCCAATGCTCAGGTGCATCTTGTAATTGTGGTTGGGTTGTGGTATTCATTGTTATTCCTTATTAGTTAATAGGTTGGTTTGGTTTAAAAAGCTTTCAAACTTAGAGCGACCCTTGTTAGAGACTCGCCATAAGTTAAAAGCCCAACGGTCTGGGTCTACATCTTCTGTCCAATGTAAGTTCTTACAATTGAATTCGAAGACTTCGCCACCAGTCATCTGAATTTTGGTAACTTCAGGTGGATTGATTTGCTGGTCTTCAGGGACCCAATTGTACATTGGGTAAGCTTTAGAGTAGCACCATGTAACGTTGCCTAGATTGATTCCGACGGATCGGAAATCAGCATAAGCAGCATCTCGGTGTGGTTTAATGGTTCCGCCCTTGGAAACAAGTCCAAGGTCTGGTTCCCAACTAAACGTAGAACATAGTCCTGTTATATAGTCCCAAATCCTATCATCTTGGAAACCAAGCTTGTAGTCTTGTACTTCGCTCAAAGGAGCTTCGTATGGGAACCATGAACGACGTCGAGATGGAGCATAGTTAGAAACGTCTGTGCCAAGGTTAGGTTCAATATTCTCTTCAAGATATTGAATAATGTTGGCTACGTTTTCAGGGCTAAGAGTTTTAATTATATTAAGCATTGTTCTTCTTTTGTTATTTGATAATAGATTGAGTTGAACTTAGGCAAACGGAATTGCCTAATGCATCTTTGTGAATAGGATTGCAAAACAAGAATGTTGATTCTTTAGAATTTTGATCCATATAATCAAGTTCTTTCATTGAATCAAGATCCTTAAGTTGATCTTGAGAGAGTCCAGGATTGTTTTTAACAACCCTGTTCATAAGAGTAAAGAACATGTCATCAGCGCATGCGTCACAAAGTGTATTTGTTTTGCCTGACTTCCAGGTATAAATTTTAATTGCCATTATGATTCCTTATTATTTAGTTTATTTAAATTTTCCTGTTGCATTAAAATATTCAAGAGATCCTGGTATTTTAGTCAACATTTTTTTTGCAGTAAGCAAGGGTAGTGTTTGGCTGTAAACAGCACGGTGAATTTGTTTAATTTGCAATTTAGGAATCAACTTATCATAATAGTTATTATAATAATATTTAATAAACCAATTAAGCGTTTCGTCAGACATATCAAGGTGAATATGAATGCGAGAAAGCTTTTTGTTTAGTTGATTAAAAATTGAATCAGTTATATGTGCATTTTTCTTTAGGTGATCAGCTGGAGTAGTAATAATTTCATAAAAATTAAGATATCCAGCTTCATAAAATTTATTGCGAAGAGTAATAGATAAAGTAAAATTGTTGTTTGTTACTGTTCTAATATCTTCATAAAGAAATTTATAAATACTCATTGTTGTTCCTTATTGGTTAGCTTATGGTGGGGGCTTGCGCCCCCACACGATTAAGCAAATGGGTTTCCTGGGATAGCAATCTCGTGGACATGATCGCCGTGGGCAATAATGTATGGACGAGGTGCTGGTTCACCATAGTGAGCCTGAAACGCTACTGCGTGATAGTGAGACAAGAAAATTTTGACTGCAAATCTACGAGCTTGTGCATCGATCTGTGCGTCTGATAATATACCAGTCTCAAGAGTAGCACGTGTCTGATTAGCTTTAAAGTTTTTAGTGTCAAGAATCTCTTTAGCAAAGTCGGCATAATCGCCGGCTTCGTTCTTAGAAACTCTACGATCTTTATCTTGCTTGTATAGATGACCATAGAAGCATTCATCTCGTTTATAAAACTTCATGAAACTTTGGCCAATCTTCCAAGAAAGAGTCTTTAACTCTGCGTTGAAAGGACGCTTCTGACCCTTTTCCCATTTCTGGGTAGGATCAAGACCTGCATATCGCCAAACGCTACCTGCAGTAGGAGCTTTTGTTATGTCAATATGTGCACATAGTCCAGCTGCAAGAACGGGACCAATGCCATACTGGCTAAGGGCCCATTGACCTGCAACTGTTGACTGAGCAAAGGCTTCAAGTGGGAACTTAAGTGACTTTTCCATAAGCTGAAGATTATAGGACAGAAACTCTACGAGTTCTGATGGTGAATCTTGAGTCTTAAGCTCTCGAGCTTGTGCAGAAAATGCCATGCGATTTTCTTGAATTGTGTAGTACGCATCGACTAGCTTACGAGTGGAGTTTTGATCCATCTCTGCAGCAAGTGAACGTACATCTCGGTTAAACCGAGTATACAATGGAAAGTCAAAGGTGTCGGGAGTAATGATATTGGTTTGTAGTTGTGGTTGATTCATTTTATATTCCTTATGTTATATGAATAGTTTTGGTACGGGTTTTAAGGTGTTGTTGTTGGGGTTCTTGAAGTAGCTTCTTTGAAAGCAGTACTTATTTTTTCTGGAAGCCAGAATGGAAATGTAATAACCTTTCCAATAAAGTAAAATAGTTTACAAAGATCTACGAATAGCTTCTTAGTTCTTTCTATTTGACTAGATATATTGTTCCTGTACTGCTTTAACACAGGTGCTCCGCCTTTGATTGCTTGTGGACTGTCATAGTTCCAATGCAAGAATGCATAACCTGGAATTGACAATACAGTTGAAATCATGGCTGCACCAAGTGCAATGATACCAGCAGCACCGAATGCAAGACCTAAGATAAATGACAAGGCAATTGATATTACCATGTTAACCCATTTAATCTTATGAGCATTTTTGCGCCATGCTGGAATTTTAGCTGCAAACATAAGCTCGATTACAGTCGAAGCTATTGCAAGCATTACCATCATAGTTAATAGCATTTATTTCTCCTTCTATTGAAACTGGAAATTCTTATTTTTTGTAAAATCCAATTGCCCTTCTTTTTTGTATGAACAAAAAAAGATGATTACAATACTAAAGGGCCGGACTCTTGCGAGCCCGACCCTAAGGTACCGTGATTTTAATTTTTATTTCTTAAAGTGTATTGACTATTAGTTAGTCAACATTACCCAGAGATCAATCATTTTGGTCTTATCATTGAACTGCGATGCAGATGCAATGCGAAGATTGTCTTTTGCAGCGCGTGACGACAGAGAAGCTCTGAGTGACGCTAACTGCTTTTGGTTTGTTACTGGAATGTTCACGTGTGCCCATTCATTTCTGTTTGTAAGCAGGTTGCTATACAACTCAGAGATGACTGGATTGCGACGCCGGCCCTTACCAGAGTTTACTGGTGGTTCACCTTTGATGAACGTCAGTAACTTGGTAGGCTCGGCAATAGCAAACTTACGTGGATTCCGATCGATTTGAGTCTCGATGCTCTCGATAATAGCCATGGTGTGCTCCTTATATGAATTGACAATTGTCAAAGTTTTTTATGAACTATACTTTTGCTTTAATATTCCAGTTTAATAATCTTCCACTAGAAAAGTGTAAGATCCAACTGGCAAATAAAGCGTTAACTGCTGGAGTCATTAAGTCGTCAGGACCATAACCAAATTGTTCTCTTAATGTTTTAAACCATGAAGAGTTGATTTGGAGTAGACCTGAGTCATATGACCCATTAGAGTTTAGTGTCCATACAAGTTGGCCATTTTCCCATTTAGCATTGACGGCTCCAGGATTACATCTGGATTCACGCCAAGCAATATAGGAAAAGACTTTGTATGGAAGAGCATACTTCTTAAAGGTTTGTTCAAATTGAGGACAATAGAACTGATTACCTACAGGAAGTTTAACTCTTAGTATAGTATCTTTTTTAGCTTTTAGGTAGGTGTTGTTTTTGACGCAACCCCATCCATTGAATCCTACTGCTGAACGATAGAATGGCTTATTAGCTAATCTATCTTCTAGAGTAAGAAATTCATTTTTTGTTTGGTAACCTAGGACAGCTATTCTGTTAGCTACAACAATTTGTTCTAGCACAGTTGCCTTGGAAGGATGAGAAGCAAATTCTTTGCCTCCATAACCTTCCCAGGTAGATATGGCTATGCCAAGTCCACCTCCCCAGTTACCACCATTTTGCCAGTCTTGGGCAGTCTCACATTGTGCTACTTTTTTCCAATACTTAATGGAAGGTCCCATTTTGAATGTGACTGTTTTCCATTTAGTAGGAGTAGTAGGTAAAGTGGTACTTCGGGGCTCGGCTGATTGTTCCGAGACACCTCCAAGATCTGTATCAGATGCTTGTACTGTTGTTGCTGGAATTACGCCAGCTATTGCCACAATAAGTGACAATATTATATTTCGTATGTTGCGCATGGTATCGCTCCTTTCGTGTGGGTTTGCGATATCAGAAATACTGATAACGCATTAGCAAACGCGCAGGTTGCGAAACCGAAGATGCACGGACACAACGAATTGTCCGTAGCAGTGGCAGGATTGCCTCTCCGACTTCGTAGATATAACTATCTATTTGGGTTAGGGATGTTACCCCTGCCCGTTGCAAACGGGCATTACATATTGTATCACATAGATGATAGTGGTGTTTGTTTTTAAACTAAACAAGTTGTTCCTCCAGTGTTTTACCTTACAGAATATTATGTGGTATAATATTTTACTGTTTGAATTCCTATTGGAATTACGGTATAAACGGAAAAGGGAATACATTACTTAAATGTAAATATCCCGAAGAACTGTTGGGACAATTCCCCGGGATATTACAAAGACATTGTACTCCTGCGCTTCGTAATAAATTACGATTCGTTTATAGTACCGAAAGTTAAAGTATTATTAACGTTATTGTCATGAATATTCTGGGCTTCTACGCTGCTATCATTGCTGCTGATAGCATTGTGAGAAGGAGCTGGATTAACTTTATATACGCCTCTACGAATTTGAGAGAATCTAGTAGGATTCTTTCTGAAGTAGATGTAAACGTTTTGAACAGTGCAACCAATTTCACTTGCAAGGTCTGCAACAGTTGTTTCAGTTCCTTGGGCATACTTTGTATTGATGAGCTGTTCAATAGCATTCTTTTTTCCTCTTGGCATTTTGATACTCCTCTATGAGGTCGTTTGGATTGATTTGGATTAATTTTAAGTATATAAAGGTATATAATAAAATCGTGTTAACTCTGATATTATTGTCAATATCTTAAGTTTTTTAGAAACCATCATTACAAACAATATAGGATATATAGTATAAATGAGCCTCAAGGTATATAAATTGAGGGTATTAACAAAATTAGTTTTGAGATACGACGATTCCGCGCATCTCAGCAATTATTTTTGTAGCTTCTAAGAGAGCATTAAAGCTCTGCTGAAGAGAAGATAGTCCTAGAATAAATTGATTTACTTTGTAAGAATTTCCTGAAGTAAAGTCTAATGTATAGAGGACGTCAGCGAACTGAGAAGACAGCTCGTTGTACTTTTCATAGCCAGATATTAAATCGGCTTGAACCTCTTGGATCTTGAGATCAAGTTCTAGGGGTAGATTGGTCATGTTAGAATTTAGCTTTCTGAGTAATTAGGAGTGGATTAGTAGACCATACGGTCTCTGTTCCTAGTGAGTCATACATCTCAATTGAGCCTTGGATAAGGTCACCTGTGGGGACTGCTTGGCTTACTGTAGTGCGAATGCAAGTTCGATAGTCGAACTGTCCATTTGATGTATCTACGATCCATGTAATTCTTTGGTCTTCGCCACGTTGGCGAGCCTTTTGAATTTGAAGAGTTCCATAGGTGGACTTATTTAGGTTTTGAGTTATCCACAGGAACTGAGTTCCTTTTGAATTAGGTAAATTGACAGATGCATAGCCTCTGTGTTTGGGTAGGTAGATATCATATTTGATATCGTTATAGTGTAGTGTGTGTATGTCTAAATTGAAATCATATAGAGCGTCATACAATGAATTGTGAACGGCCAATATGGATTCAACCATAGGGGTTTCTAGTTGGGACATTAGTTTCCTTTGCCTTGTTAAAAGAGATTGAATTTGGTACTAAAGGGCCAGTCTCCTATATGAAGGGCTAGGAGACTGACCCAGTAGCTAAATGATTAAAGTGTTGTAAATTGCTTAATGACAAGATCAATATGAGTGATATTGAGAGCAGCTAAAGGAGATAAAGCTGACTCTAGTTTACTAGACTTTAATCAAATCTAGTCTTGTATTTTGTCGGTACCAGAGTCTAATTGGTTAAGAATTTGATCTATCATAGATAGAGAGTTCTCAATTCTTTGATTATCCTCATCGGTACCTAAGGGTTGGTCTTGTATTCTTTTAAGAGTCACTCTGTAAGAGTTAAGAGATTCCTTGAGAATGTTTAGTTCTTTTGGCTGTAGTATTGTCAAATTATTTAGATTCATTTAAGATTCCCGTCGATAATTTTTTTTTGAATAGGTTATTCATCTTCATCAGGGAACATCTCATTCCAACATTCGGGGTGAGAACCAGAGATGATTAGCTCACGATTTTGTTGGGAAAGTGTTGGCCAGATGTCTTGGACATATCTAGCCCTAGAGAGCCAATCGAGATAGTCGTTTGGTTCTACATAGATCCTGTTTTCTTCACGACAGTGTAGACAGGTATTTCTAATAATTTTGAGTTTTGTATCTGAAGTATCTCTTTGAGTAAAGTTATATAGCTTCATAATAATATTAGAAGGCTGAAGAGGCTGCGTAGATAAGGTATGCGAACATGACTGTTAGCCCAATCGCCGGCAAATAAACTTCCATTGTTACCAATGAGATTAATGCCGAGATAGTGAATATACCTTCAGCTATAACGTAGCTCTGTAGTGCCTTCTTCTTTCCCTTCTTTGAAGTGAGATATTTAACGGTTCGCCCGCAGGACAAACCTAGCTTGTGTGATATAGATTCTGATCTAGTATATGATACTGATACAGGGGGATATAGGGTAGGAGAATATGTCTTCATCATGTCTTTGTTTAAACTGATTGTATTAGGCATTATATGTGTGGACAACTATATACTTCTTTCTAATATAATAATAAGATATCCCCAGTTAGGGCTGTGGATAATGTGGATAAACTTGTTTATTAACGCTTTTTTACTGGTGTTAGATAACTCTTGTAGAGTTTTTAGATAGCTTTTTTTACTGGGCCCCCACTTGAAAAGGTAGGGTAACAGTACTTTGCTTAACAAAAATTATACATGTCAGTGCCTATAAGGCAGCTGAGCAGTAGGCATTTGCGCGTAGAACAATAGGGGTAGAACCTATTATGTATACGTATATGGGGTAGTATTATATACTAGGCAATTATGTGTATTTGCAATGCGGCGATTTGGGTTATAGTTTTTAAAATAAAAATCTTTACCAATGCCGAGATAGCAAAAAGGCCGGCGAAGGAGACCACCATTCCTTCTACCGACCCTTGCCGACAATACAACTCCTATACAGGAAGCTGTATATTATAATATTTTTTAAAGTCACGTCTCATAGGATGGAGGGCTGACTCTGTCCCATGTGTTGTGTATATTGGGCCCTTAATATCCGGAGGGGGGATAATCTTATAAGTGCCTGATTTGCCTCTTTCAACTTCAAATCCTAACCGCTTGAGTTCGGATAGTACCTTCTTCATTTGGGTGGATTGATGTTGCCGTGGCATAGTTATGTTTCTCCTGTATTAAATGTTGTACTGCCTTAGGATATGATTGTATCATCCCTATACGGGCATTGCAACCTATACAGAAGAAATATAATAGAACTTTGCAGGTTTTAAGGGTCGCTCGCTTCGCTCGCTCCCCATTTCTTAAAAATGATCTGAAAGTTCGGCGCTTTGCGCCTTATGCTAAAATAAAAAAATGTATATGCCCAGGTATAATACATTTAAGTATATTATACCCGGGACACACACGGTGTTTAGATGTTTGGATCTGTACTGTTGCCAAAGGAGTGCTCTTTGACGAACACTACGCGGTTTCTTTGTATGGCTTTGTCGAGACAGTCGTCACAGATGATTGCTTGGTATTCGTTCATGTCAAAAACAGAACCATAGCCAGCTACCATGATCATGTAGACGCCACCGTCAAGGTTTTCTGCAGATAGACCTGGGAGATCGTCTCTCCATAGATACATCACAGCCTTTTCGCAAACTATACATGGTGTGAGCATTGGTTCGCTCATTACTTTCTCTCCTCTACAAGTTGTGTCAGATGCTTGATAACTAGTGCTTTGGCAGCTGGGTCATCCATTTTCAATGTACTGAGTAGTGCTTCGAGAAGGTCGTAGAGTTTTTCTTTGCTGTTCTTGTATGATTCAACTACCAAGCGGTACTGTTCAATCAGATCTTGCTGTTGTGTGATAATTTCTAGTGTTTCTGTTGTCATGGTTTTTCTTTCTTTGTATGAATAAAAAAATATTTATATATATTTATGTAGGTTTATGTAGTGGGTGTGGTAGAATTTGCATCTACTCATGTATCTTCCAGCTGAATATTGCGGGGGAGGGCTATATTTAGGGGAGTCATTACCTTCTAGGCACCCGTGGGTGGTATATTTGGTTAGATCATTCTCAATATACCAGTGAGAGGGTTTTCCTGGCTAACCATGCCAGTTTTCTACGCGCATACATACGAGATGTATCCGATTCGAAATCATAATCCCTTGAGGGTGAGCAGTTTCATATCGTGCTCAGGATATTTCCTAGGAGGAAAATGTTAGAATGGCTTCTCGTCGCTCAAAGCAACCATTGGGGCTGACTCAATCGTTGCAGAGTTTGCACGAGCTGAGTTAGACCAAAGGTCACATGGAACTTCATTGCCATTGACAACCATGGTGAAACGACCACAAGGGGCATTCACTGGGTCATAGATGTCTTGTGGCTCTTTAGCACCAGAAGGTGTGACGAGAGTACGCTGTTGCGAACCAGCCCAGTTGCCAACCCATTGCTTAGCCATTTGAAGAAGTGCTTGACGCTTCTTTTCGGCTTCAGCGAGTTTAGCTTGGCTGAGTCCTTCCATCTTTGTACCGAGGAGGTGAGCTTGCATACGCAAACCATAGACACGTTGGAACGAATCTACAGTAGCATCAACAAAGTCAACGAAGCCTTGGTTGGTACGTGACTTACTACGGTCAGTGGTACCAATTTCAAAGCTAGTCAATGGAACGCCAGTCTGGTGCTGATATGCAGCAACAATGCGACCAGGGTTGTCAATACGACCAGTAACATCGATTGCACCTGCAGCCTTGAATGCTTCGATTGCATGCTTAAAGCCTGCTTCGTTAGCACCAAATTGCTGGAAGAACAAACGCTGTCCACCGTTGAGGTTGAAACCATTGCGGATAAGACGTGCCTCGAAAGTATCACGATCGAGATCTTGACCACTTTCATTGACGAATTTGTGGAGTAAGTCGATAAGACCAATCTTTTCGCCATCGACTGTAACAGTTACATCCATTTGTACAGGGTTCATAACGCCCGTAACGAGGTAGTATTGTTTGCCAGTATATGGTGAAGTTTGGTCAAGAATCGACAAACGTGTGAGACTTGCTTCACGAAGAGTCGCTTGAGCTGGAACTTCAATACCGTTGATGGTACCCTTGAAGTCGATTGTCTTACCAACCGTGAGGGTCCGAGTGCTTGAAGTTGGCTCGAGTGAATCAATGTTGTCAGCAATTGCCGAGAACAGTGAGCTGTCGAGTTTGAATTTGTCTAAAATTGACATATAATATGTTTCCTTATGTGTTTAGTTATGATTAATAGGTGATTAAAGGGTATATCTGTGTACACCCTTCTTTTTTTATTTACTGTTTTACTTGAATCAGCTGTTAAATGTGGCGTTGAAATCAAGATCTTCATCCAGATCGATTTCTTCCGTTTCAACTGATTCATTTTTAGTAGGAATTACTTCTACAAAGCCAGCAGAGAACGCGTCTTTAATTGACTTTGCTTTCGTGCCTGTCTTGCCTGGTGCTGATTTAACACCTACAAGAGTCTTTGCTGTAATTTTGCCTGTAAATTTTGAAATATTTTCTATATTCATGTTGTTTTCCTTGTTTTGTTTATGGGTGGGTGGGTGGGTTATTTATTTATTCTGAGTTATTTCCAGGTAGAAATACTTCTAGTATTCCTAGAAACATGTCTATTATCCAATCAAACATCTGTTAGCCTCCTTTCCCTTCTTTTTTGTAGGGACAAGAGACTAACAAGATGTTTTAGATTAGAGTGCACGACTAGTTGGACCAGTGTGATCTTCCCAGTTGTAGACAACGGCTAGCTGTTCTTTTTGAGGCCGGCGAACAACCACATTCATAAAACCTGTTATTAACATATAATTAATAATAAGAGATACGAATGTGAAGGCTGTCACCATACCAGTTAAGTACCAGTACCACATTATACTGCCTGCATTTCTGTTAACAGCGTATGCTTTGTGTACCATTCAACCATGGTGGTTGGGTGTTCACGCAAACGCTTTGAGTGTTCATGGTTATAGCCAGCACATTCTTTAAAGTATGCAGTGCCGTCATAAAGTGAAACATCGGCTTTGTTAGCCATTGTGTGATCGATGATCATGAGGACATTTAGGTCCATAGACACGCGAATGTAGGCTTGACCACCGTTATGGTGATAGAGTCTGTTTTCTTGTGCCGCAAGATCAATAAGTTCTAATGATTGCATGTATGTAATTTGGTTCATGCGTATTTCCTTTTCGTGAATGTAGAGCGTGCTTTGTCGCCGGCGTATAAACCGATGACGAAACACACTGTGGTGAATGCTACTGCGAGATGCTTACGCATTTGTTGTCTCCTTGTTTGTGTGATTGTGCTTGTAGTTAGACCAGTTTTGAGTTAGGTCTATAGTCTTTTCGTCATCTTCAGAGTATGACTCTATAAGATAGACGATGAACATTCCGAGGTATAAGCCAGCTGAAAGCCAGCGCATACGATTGATTATTACTGACATTAGTATGTCTCCTTGTTGTTAGTGTAAAACTCTAGTGAGCTTTTCATTGTTTGTGTTAAATTTTCAAATGTAACTATATTTAAATCTAAATAAATAAATTCGTATTGTAATTTCTGCATTTCTATTTCAGTACCCCATTTTATAATGACGTTTGATTTAAAATTTACTAAGAAATATGAATTGAATATTGTTTCAGGCATAAAATCTCCTTTTATATAGCCCTTCTTTTTAGGTGGTCTTAGGGTTAAACCCTAAAATAAAAAACAAGACACCAGTGTGAATGGCCAGCGATTAAACTGACCATTCACAACCGGGAGGTGTCATGCAAATTTTGTTATTTCCAAGATCCGTTGTGGATCATGTCGATGATTGCTGATTTTGGCTCAATGTAGAGGTCACCTGAGGGTGAGATCCATTGAACAAGGTCAAGCGTTGATTCCGCTTTGTTGAGTTGGGCGTTAGCAAGATCAATGAGATCCCGTGCGCGTAGTGTGTTTTTGGTTATTTCTGAAAGTTTCATGTTTCTCCTTGAAGCTTTTGGGTATTGCCCCTTCTTTTCAGATGGGTTTTTAGGTGATCTTGGGGGTAAAGCCCAAAAATAAAAAGGTTTAGAACCCTGAGGTCTAACTCTTTTAGAAAAAATGTAAAACCCAGTACAACCATAATGGCGTACCAGGCGCGTAGCGACTGTCCAGGCACGAGTAGACCCCGAGCGAAGCGAGTGGGTCGACGAGTGACTGGAAAAAATAAAGGTAAACCCCGGCATCAAACCAATAAAGGAATGATGCCGAGGTACCTGATTCAAGAGTAGAGCACAAGGCCCAAGCAACTAGAAGGGTTCGGAAACGGCTTCAGTTGCAGGGGCAGATGTACGCTTGTCAGCCCACTGGGTAGGCTGAACTGGAGCTGGGTTGACCAATGCGCAGTCACCAAAGAAGGAGACTTGTGCGCGTGGAACCTTGAGTGCGACAACGTCACCAGTCACGGTATCGGTGTAGTCATACTGGACTTCACCAACCTTGACGGTAGTTGCCTCAATGCGGTCCCACTTACGAGGTGCAGCTCCAACAGGAATGTACGCAAAGTGCGAAACTCCAGCAGGAAATGACTCGTGAGTGAGAAGAACCTTGACGGTCCGACCACTGGCAGCCAGCTCGGGATTTACCCAAGTGATTGTTGGGATGATTGAATGGGACATGATACCTCCAAAGTATCTACTCGCTGTTATTGAGGGCACGCGAGTCTCCCTTCTTTTCTGATTGAACCACGAATGGTCCAAGCAGACTTTAGAACGCCACGGTGACGTCCCTTCTTTTTAGCCCAACTCTGAGGTCAGGCCAAACTCACCCCCCGAATTTAGAAGATGAGACTTATAATTATAAATCTTTTACTCCGAAACCTGAGGTTAGGCTTGAGGATTGAGGGAAGACCTGAGGTCTAGCTAGAGGCCTGTGGTCTACCCTGTCACCATAAAAAGAAAACCCCCTACTACACTGGATGTGTAGCAGAGGGAATCCCTTCTTCTTCTGACTGACTAGGTCAGGACTGTTGAGCCTTCAGTGCTCGGATGAACCAATCCACTGGCTGCTTGTCGCTCTTTGCAGAGAAACTGTACAGCCACTGATCATGGTTAGCGCCTGGGTACTGATCCTTGGCAGCAAATGCTTGGTTGGCTAGACGCAGGATCTTACGATTCGTACGTTCTTCGCCATGTTCGGCATCCGACTCCTCAAGTAACTGAACGAATTCAGCCACCCAGTTAAGGGATCGGTTCTTTGCTGCCTTGATCTTGTTGAGCTCGTTTGGTGCACTGATATATTCTTCAGTTGTCCATTCGATCTCATCCAAGAGTTCAGGCTTTGTGATGGTAGCATTGAGCCAGTTAGTCATTGCTTTAAGCGCAGACTGAACCATCTCCTCACGTTGAGTGTGCAGAGAAATCCAAGGGGAATCCTCTAGCTCACCACAATGCAAGCCATGGTTGTCAGCAAGTGCCTCGAACAGTCTGGTATTGTACCAGAATGCATCGATTTCACCGCCAGTTTCCATAGCAAGTTGTGAGAAGATGTAGCTCACGTACTGTTGGATGACCATGACGTCCTCAGGTGTAGCTGACCCTTGCTGTAGTGCATCAATGATTTCCTCATTGGGAGCATATAGCTTGGGCAGATAACCACCGACGAGGGCAGCATGGAGCATCTTTGGCAGTACGGCACCACCAGTTCCAGCAGGAAACATCAGAGCAGTTGTGCGAACACGCAGCTCATCTTCCAATGAGAACTCTTCACCAAAAGTGAGAGAACCAGGAAGATTACCAATGTCTAGCCTATCCTTGACCGTAGAGAACTGAGGAACTAATGTTGTTAGTTGCTCGTAGTCCACTACAGGAGGTTGTTCCGTGTACTGATGAAATACAGGTCCAGCCTTTGCTACAGGAATCATGCTCCACTCACCAAAGTCATTTGGGTTGCGTAGCAGGATAGCCATTGGCTTGATGTCTCCGTTAGGAAACTTGATGAATCGGATATGAACCTTGACAGAATCGTCGAGGTCCCAACCACCATGGTCAGCGTAGTGCTTGTCAAAGAATTCACCGGGTACCACAAAACTATGAGTAGCTTTATGATAATAGCCCCAGCTCCTGCTTGTTACAGGGAATCCGAAGAGTTGCAAGGCTTCTTGTGTCATGATATGAGCAGAGTATGCCCATGGCACAGGAAACCAATGACGGGTTTTGTCTTCCCAGGAGCGTAACTTCCTGTGACTACCGTTACCGTCATCTACTGTCTTGTCCGTCAGGAGTTGCTTGCGTAAGCCATTGACACTCAAGAACATGAGAGTCTGACTAGCAGTCAACGAAACACCAAGCTTGTAAAGCTCAGCAATTCTATCCTGAAGGATGCCGACCAGTCCACGATCTGCACTGAAACGCTCTTCATCGTCTTCATGGACTACATGTTCAGCATTAGCTAAACGAGTAAGCCACTCAGAACGCTTGCCTTCCATAAGGTCATTGAAGAAATTCTTCAACATTCCTGATAGAGAAGCAAGTAGAGTTGCGTCGTCATACAGACCGTTAATCCCACGATAGATAGCATGGGTTAAATCGTCCGACTTAATTGGAATTGCTCCATAAGTTGGTTCGATTGTTAGCCATTGCCATCCATTGGTACGGATTTCGGACTTGATGTTTGGTGCAAACGTGCGAACGTCATAACCATTCATCATCTTTCGGGGAAGGACAAAGGCATTACCCTTAATCAATCCATCTGGCGTGAGCATCCGAAAGATTACATTGGCTGTTTGGCCAGTGCGAATCTTCCATAGTTCACGAGCCCTCCACCGACGTGTTGCGTTGGTGTTGGACATGATACAGCTGCACGCAAGAGAACGGCTCATTGCACTGATGCCATCTACATACCTCTCTGGGAGGGAATGTTCGATGACCTCAATACTGAGAGATCCATCCTCTACGTACAACCAAGCGCAAGTTGTCCTGACAATTTCAGCTAGCCTCTTGGACATCTTCTTCGAGTTTTGGATAATGAGTCCAATCTCGTTGAAGCAAGAGAGCCAGCCTTGGTTGCCCTTGACTCGCACTATGTGTTGCTCTGAAGCAGTTGACCAGCGAATTACTTCACTAGAAAACAGCTCTTCACTTGTCACACCGGGAGCATGCTTTGAACCAGCATACTTACGACGTGACTTGTGCTTCCGAACCTCTACTCGGTATTTACCCGAGAAGAATTGGTTGAGGAAGGCGGGTGTGTAAGACCCACTGTTGAACTCCTCAAGGACTTGGTCGCCCTCAAGAAGCGGCGCATCGGTCAGTAGTCGAAACCACTTACCTGCACGCCTTACGATACCGTGAAACGGCATGTTAGCACCTCCTGTGCTGTAGGTGTATGGAAGGCCGTCCATACGCGGTTTGGGTTGTAACCCCAGACCTGTGGTCTAGGATCTACCCATAAAAAGAAAACTCCCGAAGGAGTTCTCTTTTCTTCTAACAGAATGCTGCTAGGTATATTCTTATTTTTATTGTTAGTTAAGCAATGTTGGTTGGGTCAATGTAAACAATTGGTTTGCCGACACGTTTCGCATATCCAACACAGTTAGCTGTTCCGCCTGATGTTCCATCCCAAACAGCAATCAAAGCATCGCAGTGATCAACCATCCAAATGTTACGGTCTTGCATGCACTTAGCTCCAAGTTCAGGATATGTTCCATCGCTTACAAGTATAACTTCATGAGCTAACTCAATCATCTTCTTGTATTTGATCTGTGACTCCTTAGGCCACTTTGATTCATGATTCTTACACGGCTGTGCGACAATAAACGGAATGTTCATTTGATATGCAACACGAGCAGCATCTTGATCTACACCAAGAGCACCACCCGAGATAACAATAATCTCATGAGTATTTCCGTACTTGACTACAGCACGCTGTAATGTTTCTTGAATTTCTTGCCTTAAAGCTATACGCTTAGGGCTGTTGTCATCATAACCACCGAGTTTATTTGGACGATGTCCAGTAAACGCAATGTGATAGACTTCCTTTGCTTCCATTATTCTTTCTTTCTTGTTGGGCCCAGACCTGTGGTCTAGGATTTACCCATAAAAGAGAAACCCCCGAAGGGGTCTCTCCTCACCTTGTCCGAAGACTCAGTTAGTCAAACAGTGTTGGCTTGTTCAGCTTCTTCTGTTGTTCTGTTTCACGCTTGGCTTTTGCTGTAGCCTTGCGATCTGCAATGTTCTGTTTCCAGTCTGCAAAGTGTTTGGTGCACAATGCCTGCTGGAATGGGTAAGAGATGAACTCTCCCTCTCCTGGCCGCAGTGTGCATCCACAAACTTTACATTTGGTGTGCCAGCCTTGATAAGCCATTTCTGACTCCTTTGTTCTGGTAATCCCGACTTGGTGAGAGCTGACCTCTAGCTCACACCTTGTCAATGGATTATTTAACGATGACCTTGAAGGTCTTGGTTACTACCATCTCGTAGGCATTAGTGTCCTGGTTGAACACGTTTACCTTCTTGACGCTGGTTGTCAGCACCTGTGCACCAGGGGTTGCCTGGATGAACGCATCACGAGCAGCCTCGGTGTCGAAGGTGAAAAGCTTGTAGCTCTTAGCCTTCTCAACCTTGGTGGTCTTGACGGTGCTGGTTTTGTCTGCAATCAGAGCATTGTTTGCCATGTGGCATGCTTTGAGTGCAGATACTGTTGGGTGTACGCCTTTGCAAGCGACACATTTGATGTTTGCCATGATTCCTCCTGGAACATGTCGGTGCATACACTGGAATTAGTGCACGACTGCCTCTGTACGATGCTGAGACCAGCATGCTGATTCTCCCAATTGGGAAGGGACGCACCCTGGGTTGACCTGAGGTCTATAGTCTACCCATAAAAGAAAAACCACACTGGATGTGTGGTATTCTTTATCTTTTGGGTAGGTGTTTACAACTAGGTTACAAGAACCAGTTGCGATCCTGAATGTTGTTATCCATCCAGATGAACTTGAAAGGCGTGATGTTATTGACATCCTCCTCGTAGTTCTGTTCTTCTCCACGCATTACGCTGTAAAGGCGTTCTGCGGGAACACAGTTGAACTGTGCAGTTTTCTCAGTATCTGAATGATATGCATTGCAAAAGCAATTGCAGTATCCTTTTTCTACTACTTGTTTTGTGTGTGCTATTACTTGTTCGAGAATCTCGAGTACGTAATCGCTGTTGGTGTTTGGTGCCATGGTTTCCTCCTTAGGAATTGTTGTTGGCTTTTACTTGTGGTCAAACACCTACCCATAAAAAGAAAACCCCTGAGGACCGAAGTCCCCAAGGGTAATCTTTATTGCTTTATCTTAAAGCTGGTTACGAAGTTGCAACCACATTTGTTTGGTAATGTTTGCGTGAGGTATAACTTGCAGACCTCCGTAGTTTTCTTGCATTACTTGATTGCAATTTTCCCATGTCCCCGTATAGAGAACAAAGTCATCTGCAAAATCCACAACACAATAAATTACATTTGCATCGCACCTTACACTGTCAACACAAAGTGAAAGAATCCACCCGTGCTGCTGATGGAAGTACCTACGAACATGCCCTTTCTTAAGGCATTTTTCACAAGTGCCAGCTTTATCAAACTCTGACATCCCGAAAGATGCTGCAAGTTGAGCGTTATGACCCGCAGGTAATGCACGCTGTTTGCACAAGTTTTCTCGGATCTTCTCAATGCGTACTCCAATTAGAGCACACGGAACCCAACCAAATAATAAGACTGCAAATCCTACATAAATGTTAAGCCCTGAGTTGGCCAATGCAAGCAAGCTCAATATGCCCATGATTCCAGATCCAAGGATAAGGAATGCATCAGCATCTGGGCTGTACTGCAGAACATACTTCTCAGCTTGTGAACTGAATTGCATGTATACTGCAGCGGTGAGGGTGACGACGAACGCCACGGTGAATAGTACTAACATGGATTAACCTCCCATGTCTATTGTGACCACTTGGGTTACTTGTGGTCTAGTGTTTACCCATAAAAGAAAAACTCCCCTAAGGGAGTCTTCCTTCTCTTCTAACAGAACGCTGCTAGGTATTGTCTATTGCCCATAAAGGACAATGGATCATCCGTTGAGGATGATGTACTCGATATGCCAGTCGAGTGCTGAGCGATATGACTCGTCAGCTTTTGCTAGCATCTCTGCTTTGATTCCAGATACTTGCTTCGAAAGAATGCATGCACGAACATAATCCTTCTTTGCGTAGTACTCGTTGAACATCTTAAGAGATGCTCGGAGAGAGTCAAATGACGCTTCTGGTGGCTGTGTTGGAGTAACCAACGTGGTTGTTTCTTTCATGAGATTAACCTCCTCATGATCGGGTCTGACCTTGTGGTCAACTTGCTACCCATAAAAAGAAAACCCCAGGATCCGAAGATCCCAGGGAAAGAGTTTCTTTTTTAACACCAGTTAACTTAAACTATTTGTTGTTCTTGTTCTTGGCGTTGTTGTTGATGAGGCCTTTGCGACCAGCGACCTTGCGGTTGTTGGTGCAGTGTTCATCGTTGCAGCACTGGTAGGCCTTTGAGCCGTTGTAGTGCTTCTTGATGGCATTGGCGTCTTGGTGGAAGAAGTTCTCCTCCAAGGCGTCGATTGCTTCATGTGTCATGATTTCTCCAATCATTAGGGCCCAGACTTGTTGTCTAGTATCTACCCATAAAAGAAAAACCCCAGTCCTGTACGACTGAGGTTCTTCTTATTGTTTTACTGGTTACTTATTCCAGCTGATAGTGGGCCGCACTTGACTGTTCAAGTCAGGATGCTGTTGAACACCTGACCAATCCCAGATGTTGCCCTTTCCACTGTGCCCCATCTCTGGATCATTCTTCATTTGAGCAATGATCTGCAAGATGAAAGCTGGATTGAACATTATAGGTCCAACCAACTCGGCAAGTGTTTTACCATCCTGACGTGCAACGTACATGTAGCGAACTACAGCACCAACACCGTGAATGCTCTCTTCTTCGAACACGAAGTAAGATTGCACATCTCCACAGACAGCTTTCTTGAATTCAAGATTGCCCTCCATGAGAGACAGGATGATTGAAATGAAGGGGTACAAATCCTTCTGTGTTTGTTGTGTTTCCATGACTCCTCCTAGAAGTATGGTAATTGCACACATGATTGTCATGTATGACTATGCTTACAAGTTGCCCTTGGGTAAGGTAAATGCGTAGCGATCTACTGTATGTACAGGTACAGTAGTTAAAGGTCTAAGACCTACCCATAAAAAGAAAACCCCTGAGGACCAAAGTCCCCAAGGGTAATCTTATTGTCCTTACTTCCTTAAAGAAGCAAAGACACCTACTGCGAATATAACCGCAATGATAGCTACATTGGTAAGGGTACCGATGTGAATCCAAGTATGGGCTACCATCTTGAATCCAACAAAGGCAAGTACTACAGCCAGTGTCTGGTTGAGGTACTTGATCTTATCCATACCATCCTTCAATACGAAGAATAGTGCACGAAGACCTAGTACTGCAGCTATGTTGCTTGTAATGGCAATCATACGATCATCAGTTACAGACAGTACTGCAGGCACGCTATCAATAGCAAATAGAATGTCAGTTAATTCCACTGCAACAATGACCATAATAATCATGGGCATGTTGGGTGCAATACGCTTAATCCTTGCTACCATAGCAGGCTCTTCGTTGTGACTATCTTCTCCACCTAGCATCTTGTATGCACTGAAGACCAATAGGCCGCCAAATACAAGATTCATGAAGGAGAAACGCTCAAGTGCCTCAGCACCTAGCATGATGAATAGGATACGGAATACTACTGCTCCAGTAATACCCCAATTCAATGCCCTATGTTGCATCTTCTCGTCTGCCTTAAATGCAGTGAAGATAGCAGCCATAACGGCAAGGTTATCTACACTCAAGAGCTTCTCAAGTGTAAATGCTGTTTCGTACTGTACGAATGCTTCTGTTCCCTTTGTGATGAGAAAGAAGAATCCGAAGAGTACTCCTCCAAGCACCATAATGATGCTCTTCTTAATGTTGTTGCTCATGTTACTGAACCTTTCCTGTTTGTTAGACCCCATACCCGGGTGGGCATGTTAAAGGTCTGTGGACACACATATATCCATAGGTACCACCCTGAAAATTTTCCTATATTTCCATAGTATATGAATTTTTATATACGTGTATATAGGTTGAGACATCTTTAGTGAAACACTTTGCCCTCAAAAATTTTTCCTAGATATTTCACCCCTATAGGTTGTTATGTAGGAAGATGTGTGGTAGATTTTCTACCAAGTCGGAAAGGCCGGCGAAAGAAAAACAAGACATAACCAAGGAGATAATCCAAATGCCAAAAGAAACAAAAGATCCACTGTTTGACCCAGAAGACCTATATGCCTTTAATGCTAAAGATGACATAGAAGAGCTCATGGAGTCAATCTCCATAGGAGGCTTCGATAGATTTGCTGACTCAAGCTATGAGACCTACGACTCCGATAACTACGGATTCGACGATTACAACTACTAAGAAGAAAAGACCATCACAAATGAATATAGATACAATGCCTAATAACATACTGGTTGGCTCAGAGAAGTTATTTAGAACAAAGGCTCCATGGAAGATAGATAGATCTCTCCTAGGTACAATAACTAATGATCACCTAGTATTATTATTTGATCAATGTAAAGATAATAAAACGTATAAAAAAACAGCTAAAAAACTAGCAAAACAACTTACATACATGAATACCATACAGACAGATAAATTAATTTTTATAGGTATAGGAAATGATTGTAGAGTTGTTATGGATCTATATTTAAATCACGGATTCAAATTTGATGCAGCTGTTTTTATCAACAATCTATACTCACCGTCTAAATATGAACCAATCTTAGATCATTGTTCTATTTATAATTTTTATACTAAACCAGAATATAAAATGTTGGACATAGAAGGAGCAGAGGTTAATGAGTACATCAAGACTAAGCTTCCAGCACACATGTCAAATAGAGTGGCTCAAGAAGTGTTTGGGTGTCTTTTGTACCAGACGTACGAAAGAACATACTTAGATAACGTTCCAGCTATTATTAGATACGTTTAGAGTTCACCAAAGTTAGGTAGGTCTTCTGGCTTCATCACCATAATGTTGGGGCTAGAAGGATCTAACTCTTCTATAATTTCTTCTGTGGATTTTCCCATAAAAGCAGCCATGTCTGAGATAAGCGACCATTGGTCAATGTCAAACATAGAAACGACCACCATACTGTCACTGCGTGTATGAAACGTGGCAATTAGGTCACTGTGAGCAGTTGACTCGTAGAACTCGTCAAGCGTCGCCTGATCCTTGCTAGCTTGGATGTTTTGGAGTATTTCGTTTAATAATTCTCTAAATGAATCCATGAGACACTACCCCTCTGTGGTTTATTTTAAAAAAAATATTTGACCCGAAAAAAATTAGGCGGGTTTTTGTTTACATCTTTATAGTAACTTAGACGTCGTATTTATCGTATAGAAACTCTAAAAGATCTTGAAGAGCGTTGTGAATGTTTTCCACAAGATCTTCAGCCTTCTCTATAAAAATCTCAGCATCTGTTTGTTCAGGAGCTTCTTTAGCCCAGTCATAAACCTTACTGTTCTTTTTTTGTTGCGCAAAATCGTTATACTCTTTAAGGTAATAAGCTATCTCAGAGTTAGCCTTAGGAACCTTGATCTCAAAGTTCTGAAAGTCCTTGATTCTCTTATCTACGTTTTTGCGTGATGAGAACTCTGTCTCCCATTGACTAAGATACTTTTCGTATTCTGCTTCTTCAAATTCATTCATCTGTAATCTCCGTCCATTTGTCTCCACACTCTCTGCACTCAACACCACATCTCTGTCTGCCGGCGTCATCAACTGGGAGGTTTTTAATTATAAAATTTGTTGGAACCGGACATTCAGTACACGGTTCCACTACAATTCCCTTTTTACTATCAGGCATTGTTTAGCTGTTTCTTAACTTCTTCAAAAAGTTCAGCGTTGTCACGCAGCTGCGTAAGTGCATTTTCTCTACCTTGTGCGAATAGTTCTCCACCGTAATAGATCCATGCACCCTTTTGAGTAAACAAGCCATCTGCGATTGCAACGTCTAGCACACATCCATACTGGTCGATGCCAGTTCCATATATGATAGAGAACTCAGTAATCTTCATTGGGGGTGCCATCTTATTTTTAATTATCTTAACCTTAGAAACAATGCCTACAGCATTGCCTGTCTTATCCTTGATGTCTTCCTTCTTGCGGATGTCAATACGAACAGAACAAGCATACTTAAGTGCCATGCCACCAGGGGTGGTTTCAGGATTACCAAACATAATGCCAATCTTGCTTCTTAATTGATTAATGAAGATAATAAGAGTTTTATGCTGATTAGCTAGCCCAACTAGCTTACGCATTGCTTTGGCCATCATACGGGCTTGTAGACCCATCTGAGCGGACTCCATCTCGCCTTCTAGCTCTGCCTTAGGAATCAGTGAAGCAACTGAGTCAACAACTATAACGCCAATCTCACCAGTTCTAATAAGCTTGTCAACAATCTCTAGTCCTTGCTCGCCGTAGTCTGGCTGAGCCAATAGCAGTTCGTCTAGATCAACGCCCAAGGCTTGCATATAAACTGGGTCAAGTGCATGCTCTGCATCAATGTAAGCACAACGGAGACCCATCTTTTGAGCCTGTGCTACAACAGATAAAGCAAGAGTTGATTTACCAGAAGATTCTGGACCATAGATTTCTACTACACGACCTCTTGGCAAACCGCCAATACCTAAGATTCTATCTAATGACAATGCACCTGTTGGCACAGCTGGCCAAGATTCAAAATCTGAAGAACCTAATCTCATTACTGAACCAGCACCGAATTGCTTTTCTATTTGAGCAATGGCTAGTTCAAGTTGTTTTGATTCGTCCATATGTAGTGGATCCTACTTTCGTTTTATGTATAGACATAATGATACCATAGTTAGGCATCTGTAGTCATGCGCATTGATAGTATCTTTTCTTCTATCTTAGCTTGTACGTCTTTCATTTCAAGGCGTCTTTGATAGTCAGCACCTAACGTTTCTTTTTTGACAACTTCTAAAAGAGCATATAGTTTCTTTAGTAGCACTGCGTCATCTGTCATTTTTGCCATAATAAATTGGTCCTTGTGATATAATTGAGTCGCAAGTATATCACGACAAAAAGGACAAAAGTGGAAAACAGAGCAGAAATAAATACAGACTTTCAACGTGCTTTAATTTTACTAAAGAAGAGATTTAACACCCCTCATGATTTAGTAGCGTATTGGGCAATGTCTGGACCCTGCATGGAACCACATCCTGCAATAGAAGATATTATTGACGATTGAGTTGACAAACCACTTGACAGTAGTGGTATACTGGATATTAGAGAGAGAAGCTATCGTCTATCCGTTAGTTGATACTTATCCAGGCAAGTCAATAATAAAAGCGTACCCTGATACAGGTAAGCATTGACTCAATTTATTTTTATAGTTACTATATAACTATATTTAAATAGAAGTGTGAGTCAACTTGAGAATATATCAAATATATATGCCTGAACTAGCAACATTTGTTAAGTTCAAAGTGCTAGAGCCAGAAGATGTTCAAACATTTCTTGAATCACTTTCTTTTTCAAAAGACGACAAAAGTGAGAGTGAATACTATATTCTCTACCGTAAGTCTATTATAGAGAATTTTATTTTTAACTTAAAAGGTGATATAACAGAGTCTCTTAGACTAATGTCACGCAGAGCAGCTGAATCTTGTTTAGACGCACTATACACAGGATGCATAATGCTTAACCCTGGGCTAGATGTCGACTCATGGGTAGCTTTATCTTATGGCCCACCAATGGCGGATAAGGAAGATGACTCTAATGAAGATGATGATTTTTCAAAAGCTTTTCTTGATTCTTTAAAAAACTTTAAGAAGAATCGGAAACAAAAAGATGGATATGGACGATTATCCATTTCCAGCTAAGAAAAAAGATGCTATAAAGAAACCAAAGCCAATTGCAAGACAAAAGTTTCTTGGATTAGAAAACTATTTAAAGACTTCTGTTATAGGTCAAGATCCAGCTATAGATGCTATAGTTAGTTCTCTTAAGAGATCTCAAGTAGGCTTAGGTGATGAGGATAGACCATTAGGTGTTTTATTATTTGCCGGTTCTTCTGGTGTCGGAAAAACGCATCTTGCTAACTCTCTTCATAAATATCTATTTGGAAACGAATATCCAATGGTAAGAATTGATTGTGGGGAATTTCAACATAAACACGAGAACCAAAAGCTAATAGGTTCCCCTCCTGGCTATATTGGTCATGACGAAGGTGGTCAGCTAGTTAATCTAGTAAAGCAAAATCCTTCAACTGTCGTATTGCTTGACGAGGTTGAAAAAGCACATCCAGATATCTGGAACACCTTTCTTAGGGTTTTCGACGATGGCATCCTAACAGATGCTAAAGGTGAAGTGGTTAACTTTAAAAATACAATAATAATAATGACCACCAATCTTGGAAACGACAAAACTAGCGATCACCTACTATCGAGTGGCACAGGCTTCAATAGGGACATATCCTACAAGCTAGGGACTAAGATAATACCAAATAGGTCTATAATTGAAAGAAATACAAACGATGCTATTAAGAAGCAATTTAAACCAGAATTTTTAAATAGAATTGATAAAATTGTAATATTTAATTTTTTGTCTGAAATTGATTGTGAAAAAATTGCAAGAATTGAAATGTCGATAGTCATAGATAAACTTTCTAAAAAAGGCTATCAAGTTGAATATACAGATGAAGTAATTCAAGCTTTAATAGAAAAAGGTATTGACACCATAAAAGGTGCGAGAGGCTTATCTCAAGTCAGAAGAGAAGGTATTGAGAATCTAATAGCTGATACCCTTATTTCATCCCCCATGCCAAAAGGAACTACCTTTCATATAGGGTTTGAGAATAACTCTTTTAAATTTGAAATTGAAAAACCACAAAAGAAATTGGACGTAACTAAATAGTTATGGCTACTATATAAAGATATAACTATAAATATAGGAGTGCATATAAGTAGCGGAGCCGTAGGCGGAGCAGCAGCAGCAGCAAAGAAAGGCAAGTTTGCATCTAGCAAAGTTGCTAAATATGCAATGGGTCATCCATATAAAGCTGGAATGATGGGAGCTGGTGCACTAGCTACAGCTAAATTTGTTACCAGTGGCAGAAGAGGTAAGGGCGTCAGCAAAACTGCTGGAAGACCTACTGGAATGTACAAGTACTAGGAGATTATTATGGGTATGAGAGGTATAGTTGGAAAAGCTTTGTTTATGGATTCTGAAAGGGCTGCTAAATATTTGTTTGGCAGTGAACCTGGAAGAAAAGCTGCTACACATATAGGCAGAGCTACTAAAATGGCAGAAATGATAACTAATGCAGGAGGCACACCTGGTGGAGATTTTATACGCAACGCTGCAATACGTTCTAGACAAAGAAGCCAGGGCATAGCAAGAGTTGGAGCTGCGGTTGGAGGACTTGGGGCAATTCATAGTCGATCAAGAAGAGGTAACTCTTATAAGCCACCAAGAACTGCGCAAGGGTCTGGAAGAAACGCCTAATTACTTTTATAATAAGAAAGATGTGAAATGTTATGAATGATTGGAAAAATTTTATTAATGAAAATGGCGATTTTGAATTGCCAAACTTTTTATATAAAACTATTACAGAATTGATGAAACAAGCACTTGATATGGGAACATTACTTTCCTCAGATCAAGCAAAGCTTAGGGCTTATAAAGAGCAAACAAAAAAATCTTTTAAAGCAAGATGGTATGATATTGCAAAAGCTTTGGAGTTCTTTAGCATAATAGACCCATGTATCTGTGCAAGCGATGATAGAGAAAACTATTGCGATATATGCAAAGGCGCAAGATATATTATGAACTCTTCTTTGACAGCTGACCAAATGAGAGAGATTGGTCTTTTTACTAATGCTGGAACTAATATTGAAATAGTTGAAAAGCTTCAAAAAAGCTTAAGTGAAATATTAATGGACAGGTAGTAAATGCAATGCCCAAGGTGTCTTGAAAAATTACAAAACGTAATTGAGTATTACATCCAAGAAGAAGATTTTATTTATACAAGAGATTATTATTGTATGAAGTGTAAAAGTTCATTAATAGAACATTTTGATGAACGAGGTTTATTTAGGTCAGAGTGGATTGATTTTAATGTCTAATATAGAAAAAAGTGAAAACAAGAATTATTTTATGAAACAGTTTGAGTCTTTAAGACCAGATTTGTTTTTTCCAGAATCTTGGACAGAAGAAGATAAAGATAAAGCAATAGAACTTATTCGTCCGCAAAAAACGCGCAACGCAATGTTTTCATCTATCCCAATGAACTGTGAAGCAGAGAAGTGCATCTTTGCTTCAACATGCCCTTTATTGAAAGAGAGCTTGGCACCAAGAGGAAATCCATGCCCAATAGAGATGGCAATGGTTTCTCAATTCACTGTAGAGTATCTTGAACAATTAGACGTCAATCCAAACAATCTTATTGAAGTATCTATGGTAAGAGATCTTGTAGATCAAGAAGTTCAGTACTTAAGAAAAACTAAGCTGTTAGCAAAAGAGCATTTCATTCAAGAAAATGTTATTGGAATTGATCAAGACGGCCAACCAATCCTTAAAAAAGAATTGCATCTTGCAGTAGAACTTGAAGACAAACTACACAAGAGAAGAAAAGATTTAAGAAATCAACTTCTTGCAACAAGAGAAGCAAAAGCAAAAGTTGGACAGGTACAGCTCGATACTGCCCAAGCTATTTCTGACATTATTAATAAAGTTCAATCAATTGAAAATCAAAGAGAAAAACTTCTTAAACAAAAACTTGGAACTATTGAAATAGACGAATACATAGAGGCTTCAACGGAAAAAGATAATGGCTAACTTTCTAGACGAATACTTAAAGTTATTAGAATTGCCAATGCGAGGCCTTAGTGCTGATAGATCTGATATAGCAGCAAAAATTAGTAGAGGTCTTCGCAATCCTATTGGTAGTGCAGAAATAAATAGAATGTACGGATCTTCAGACGATTTTATGGAAAGGTATAAAAATCTTGAAGGTATATACAAGAATTTTTTAGCACAAGAAATGCCAAAGAATATGTCTATAGCGCAAAAAAGAATGTTAGAAGCAGCGCAGTCAAGTCCTGTAATGAACTTTAGTCTTATAAAAAATATAAACAATAGAACACAGCTAAAGAACCTGATACAGTCAGACGAACTTCTTAACATGGAGGGCGTTTTAAAAAAGTTTGGTGCACCATCACAACCTCTTCCAAGTAGCAACCTATTTACTGCTGCAGGAAGATACGGAATAGATGTACGCAACGCAAATCATCACGCTGCAAATTTATTGAATTCTTTAACAATAAGCATAGATCCGACCAAAGAGGGTGTAAGAGCATTTGGATTTGGAACTAGTTCATTGCCCAGTTCGCAAACACTTGAAAACATGGGAAAGACTAGGCAAATATTAGATGATATAGTTTCTTCTGGAAGAAACGCTAAAATAATGACACTCGACACTGAAACATCTGGATTAGGGCCATTGTCAGAAGTGAGATCATTAGCTGCTACAGAAATTCAATTTGGCAATATGCCAGGAGCTGGAGTTAATGATCCTGTTTTCTCAGCACACTTTAGCACTAGAGAAATGCAGATGATTACGGTTCCAGAAGCTGGAGGCGGAACAACAAACTTGGCAAAAGCAGCTTTTAATTATGAAAGAACAGTAGATACTTTTGGTGCAAGTCTTGACATGAAAGACTTACTCACTCCAGAAGGAAGACTTGGTGCAGTTGAACAGTATAAAAATGTTTTTAGAAAAATGGCAGACAATGATTTTTTACTTTTTCATAACGCAAAATTTGACATTGAAAAAATACATACTTCTATTTTTAGTTTAGGTGAAGATTTTTTTAAAGACGCAGAAGCAGCAAATCTTTTTGAAGGTTTTCAAACTATGGTAAAAGAACGGAAAAGTAATTAACACTTTAGATTTAGCTAAAGAATATTTAACCGACAAAGCTTTTGCATCGATAGCTGGAGAGACTAATGATCTTGCTAGAGCGAGTAAACTTAGATCGGCATTGTTTGCTCCAGAAACTTTAGCTAAAGCTTCAATTGGTGGAAAGGCTACTCCATTTGGTATAGAAAATATAACATTAAATACTAATCTTTTAGAATTAATAGAAAAACATGGCGGTTCCGACGGTGCAGACTTTTTGACGAACCTAGCTAAAGGTAACCACATGGCTCAAACAGATACAATTTTAACAAATTATATGGCTCAATTCATATTAGATGGAAGATTAGATCTAGCACAAGGGACAGCACACCTTCCTCAGCACTTAAAGGACATAAGAAGAAACATAGCCAAGGCCGCACCTCCAACTCCAACAACAAATATTGCACATGCACAGCATATGTCTGACGCAGTTTTTAACTATGCCACCCAAACAGAGGAGGGAATGAGGGGAGTTAAATTAAGCACAGACACTGGTTCTATTATTAGTTATTCTGGAAGAAAAGGTTCTTTCATAGAATCACTTACGGATAGAGCAACAGGAGAAGTTTCAGAAACAATTTTGGACAAGAGCGCAACACAAGCTCGCATTCAACAACAAATGCTAATGCTAAAAGATGATGCGCTAAAGGGAAGCAGTGAGGTAATAGACTCTGGAATAAGCTATGGTCAGCAGTCTAGAATGCTTGGCGTTCTAGATGGAATAAGCAAGGGTTCTAGTATCTCTCCAACGCTTAAAACTTCTCCAATGGATTTAGTAGAAGCAATGATGCATGGCGGAGATGCAGACATAGACCAAAGACTAATAGAAGGACTTGCAGCTACAAGGGAACAGATTGGATTTACCGATTTTAGTACAAGACCAGACATATTTCAAAAAACAGAAATTTCACGTAACATATCTAAAACATTTGGAATAATTACTGAAGCTCAAAAAGATAGCTATCTTGAAACTCTTTCTAAGTCTGGGATAGGAGGAGTTATTGATGATCCTTATCTAAGGAGAAACTTTGTCGAACTAGCAACAATGACTTCTTCAGTTCCATATAACGTACCTTCTGCCAGTACGCCAGAAGGCTATGCTGCTTCTGTTATTAAAGATCGTCACCTAGCTAAACAATTAAAAGCATCTGCAGCAGGGGAAACGCTGGATGATTTAACTGATACAGAATTGATGGCTAAAGTTAATCAATTTAACAGAGTTGGAAAGTCTGATTCAAAACTGTTAAGTGAATTTGGGGTGTCTCATTTTGAAGAACAACAATTTGTAAGACTGTATGGCAAATCTCCAGATGAAGTTTCAAGAGTAATGCTGCCAGCGTCTATAATAAAAGATATAGAAGTTACTGGAAGTGACGGTTTATCAAAATATAAACTTCTTAGTGATGAATTTATAGCTGATTACAAAGCAAATAAATTTGGACTATCAGCAGTTGACACACCCGAAGGTAAAATCATTAACGTAGTGCTTGGGGATTTAGCTGCACAAGAGTCTGGAGCAGTCATGAGTCGCAGAAGGGCTGCAGAAATTGCAGACCAAGGTGTGGAAAAATTAAAAACTTTAGTTGACCAAAAAACATCAGAACAACTTGTTGAAATGGGCCATTTTTCTGATGTAGACCAAGCAAGAATGGTTACTACAAAACTTAAAGACGGTATAGATGTTGTAAAACGAGAAGTGTATTATTCTCTAAGGAATAGAGGTTTAGCTACTCACAATATAACAGGAGACATTGCAGAAGGTGCTAAAGCACTCATGGAAGAAATAAGCGACAATGACGTATTGCCAGCACAAAGGGGTATTAATTTTTCTATGTCTGAGGCTGGAGAAGGGTATGGGTCATTTCAAGGAAGAATAGATGATACAACAACAAGAATTCTTGACATGGGAACCACAGATGATGTAGCAGCGGCAGCCAAGATAAGAAGTGGAGAAGCAGCTCAGGAAGTAACTAGTTCATATAGAGCTACTTCTGGAAGAATGGCGGAAGACTCTAAATTCTTAAAAGGATTAAAAAAGAATTTTTCATCAAAAGGTCTTGGAAGAAGTTTTAGAGATGAAAATATAGCAGAAGCTTTTCAAAGATTAAAACCTAAAATAGGTTTAGCAGCTCTTGGTGTTGGCGTTGCTGCAGCTGGTTACTATATGTACAACAAGTCTCAAGAAAGCAGTATGTACGATGAGACAATGCAAGATCAGCCAGTAGAAGCAAATGGGCAAATAAGAAGAGCTAATAGTAGTTTTCAATCAACCGCTGGAATGACATCTTCAAGAAGAGATCCATTAACAACAGCTGGAGTTGTTGGAAATTTAGACAGAAACAAAATTGGTCACACAAGAATGGGACCAAATAAATACGATCACCTTTATGGGGGATAAAAAATGGCTATAGGTAGAAAAGTTTTAATGGGCACAGCTTTAGCTGGGGCTTTTGGCGCAGGCATGTTTAAAAAAGTTGCTAATGGCACAATCGACAATGCTATGGATATTGCCTTTGATAATCCGCAAGCAGATCAAGCAGTTCTTGGAACTGACTTGACCCCAAGCTTAGCATTAGCTGGAGGAGTATCTGGAGCAGCAGGACTCCCGTTCAGGTTTGCTAACGCAGGTGCACTAAGCATGTATGGAGCCAACTCTCTTGGGGTTATAGCTAAAGGTGGAGTTGTTGCTGGAGGGCTTGGAGGGCTTGGGGGAGCATTAGGTGGCGGAATATTAGGTGGAAAAAATTATGGAATAAAAGGTGCAATAGGTGGGGCTATTGCTGGTGCAACTGTTGGAGCAGGAATTGGCGCAGGATCTGTTGGCATGATTGGAATGAGAGAAGCTGCAGGAAACGCGCAAAAATATGGAAGATCTGGTAACTCATCTTTAATGACAGCACAATCTCTTAACGCTAATGGAAATATAGTTCTAGGAATGCACAACTCGAGGAGAGGCTAATGGCTTACGGCGAAGGCAATATTATTGAGCCAGAAATGGGCAGTGACCTAGCTGGTCCTCAAGCACCACTCTTCATGAGGATGGCAGAAAACATGCCAGCCATCAGCCATACTATGGCCTGGAACATGAGAAGATTTGAAAATACAATGTTCAAGGGTGGGTTCCTTGATAAAGCAGCAGTAGGCAGTGCAAGGCAAGCAAAAAGAGCTGCTAAATTTGGTTCGTTCATTGGCAACAATACTATGCCAGCAAGTCCAAATGCGTTTATGTTTTCTAAGTTCAGAGGAGCTTCCGCAGCAGCAGCAGGCAAGACTCCATTTCTTAAACAATCATTTAAGGCAAATGTTGGCTCTGTAAGATCATTCCGAAGAATGCCATCGGTATCTGCATTAAATGGAAATGCAGACGCAACAGGCCTATATACACCATTCCAAGGCGCAAAGATGCTTGGAAAAGGTTTAGAAAAAGTAGGACTAAGAGGAGTGCTAGAAGGTAGAGGTATCATAGATTCTGGCTCTACAGAAGATCTGATGGCTGGAGGCGTTTTAGGTAGAATGTCTACGATGCATAAGACCTTCTCCTTGGAAAGTAAAGCCACAAAACTAAATGATAAAATATTGACCAGATCACTTGATGGAAAATCAGTAGGTCGAGCTAGTCGCAAGCTTGCAAGAGTAGAAAAAAAATTAACAGGTTTAGACACAAACATCGCAAGACTAACTAACGTTAAGCCCACTCTTGCTCCTGGCCTTATGGGTCCACCAAGTCCTGTTGCTAGTGTTGGTAGCGTTGGAAGACTTAGAGGGCTGTCCAATAGTCAAGGTGGCATATTTACTAGATCTATGACCGAAAGCCTTGGAACTGCAATGAACCCATCGCAATTTGTGGGAACTAACGCATACAAAAGACTAGAAGGAGTTCTTGGCAGAGCATTCGCTAACACCGGAAATACAACTGCTGTCTCAGAAATGCTTTCTGGAGCAGGTACTAGTTTTAATAATCTAGGTAGGTTTGGAGATAGGGTAGCAAGACCAGGCGCACTTGGTAAATTTCTTCCTAAGCAAAGCAACATTAGAGTAATGGCTAAGATGGCAGATGAAGCTGGAGATAAAGCAGCAGCAAGAATATTAAGAGGCGAATTAATGAAAAGGGGTGGAGCTTTTGCACTCCGAAGTGCAAGCATTGTTGGAAACGTAGCTTTAGTTTATGACTTAGGTAAATTAGCTGGTAAAGGTGTGATGGCAGCTGGAAACTTTGCCAAGGATGCTGTAAAATCTATGCAGGGGTCTATGAACAAACCATTGTTTGGCATGGGCTATAGAGATAACGAAGTTGCTGCAACTTCACGAGCAAGAGGTGTAGCTGCAATTCAAAATTCAAGACTTAACGCAAGAAGTATGTTAGGTTCTGAGGCTGGAATGATGGCTGCTCACTTTGGGTAAAATATGAGCTTATCAATTTCAAATAAAACTAAAAAGTTTAGACAAGACTTAGAAAAGCTGTCTAAAGAAGATCTTTTAGAAATAATAAAAGCTCAAGACGTTGAAACGTACAAGCAGATTAATAGAATTGAATGGGTTTTTGAAAATAAACTTACTCACCTAAACTGGGCAGATGGTTCTCCAATATCAGGTAGAGAATTAACCAACAGAGAACTTGCCTTATTGATAGATGAACCTTTTGAAATAGATGAAGAGTTGCTAGATGCTGGCATTTCTGCTGAGCAACAAAGGCAAATACACATAGCTAAAGACCCATGTGTATGGGCAAGACAGTTTCTAAATGTAGAGACAAGAGTCTATCAAACTCTCATTCTAAGAGATCCTGCTTCAAGAAAAGTATTAAGAGCTGGTCGTCGTTTGGGCAAAACTTTTAGTATGGCAGTATATTTGCTTCACTATAGTTATACCCATAAGGACGGAAGATGTTTAGTCATTGCTCCAATGAAATCTCACGTAGAATTAATTTATCAAGAGATTTTAAGACTAGCAGCTAACAATGAGATTGTTCTAAATTCAATCACAAGAAAAGTAACAAGCCCTCAGTTTATGATTCAATTTAGTAATGGGTCAACAATTAGATTCTTTACATCAGGAATGCGTTCTGGTGGAAAGTCTGACGTAGCTCGTGGTCAGGAAGCCCATGTTATTGTTCTTGACGAAATGGACTACATGCATGCGGACGACCTCGATGCACTGTACGCAATGCTGCAGAAAACAGCAGAAGATCAGCCAGACAAAGTTCTAATTGGTGCGTCTACTCCAACGGGTAGACGAGAAAGATTTTGGGAGTGGTGTAGATCAGAAAGATTTAAAGAGTTTTGGTTTCCTTCATACTGCAACCCATACTTTGCTAAAGAACAAGAAGATGAGTTTAGAGAACAGTATTCTGAAATTGGATACAGACACGAAATTGAAGCAGACTGGGGAGAAGACGCTGAAGGCGTGTACCCGCGCAAGTACGTAGACAAAGCCTTTATTGAGCCAAGCTGGAATTATAATCCAGAGATGACTTCTGCAAGAAGCTTTCACACCATTGGTGTTGACTGGGACAAGTACGGAGCAGGAACAAATATAGTTGTTCTTGAAGTTTGCTCTGACGCATATGAAGATCCTAGATTTAGAAACAAAGTAAAACTTGCGTACAGAGAAGAAATTGAAAGATCAGAATACACTCTAACTAAAGCTGTATCTAGAATCGTAGAGCTAAACGACATCTATATGCCTAAACATATTTATGTTGACCGTGGATATGGAGAAGTGCAAGTAGAGCTTCTTCATAAGTATGGCGTAGAAAATCCAATATCAGGATTAAAGACAAGAGTAAAAGGAGTTAGCTTCAGCGAAACAATAGACATTAGAGATCCTTATACTAAACAGGTTGTTAAAAAAGAAATTAAACCCTACATGGTAGACAACCTGCGTCAGTATTTGGAAAAAGAATCAATTGTATTTCCAGCAAAAGATGATGAAATGTTTATGCAACTAATCTCTTATGTTGTTGTTAGAACTACTCAAACAGGAAGACCAGTATTCGAAGCTGGCGGTTCAGCAGTCGACCATGCACACGACGCTTTGATGTTAGCTCTGCTGTCTATCACTCAGAACTATAGCGAGCTGCACAAAGCAAGATTTGCTACCAATACAGAATCTTTTTCTAACACGTTCTTTATGCCGAAACAATCAGGTGAAGAAGGCAATGAAAAAGAAAAAGGCTCTGGGTTTGTTAGCGGAAGAGCAGAAGCAGTTTCGGAAAACGTACTTGGATTCAAAAAAAGAAGTGGAAGAAAACCTTCTTCTAGAATTAAAAGATCGACATTTTAGGAAAAAAATATTATGGCTAAATATGGTTTAGGCGAAAGCTCAGCAATTGAAGACGCTTTTTCTGATTCTCCAGAATCAGTTAGTTCATTTATCTCTTCTGAAGAAAGATTGAATTCATTTGAACAAATTAAAACAGGTACAAAAAGAAATAACTTAAGTACCGAAAAGTCACAGATATCAATAGAAGAACTAAGAAATTATATTACTCAAGCTGAATTCCATATAAGCGGAATGATAAATGAGATAGAAGAAAATCTTGACCAGGTCAACATAGACCCTTATGCAAGTATAGAACTTGAGGTTGCCCATTCTGCGGTTTGGAAAGATGTACTAAAGTCAGATCCAACAGCTTCAATCATGCAAGAACCAGGTTTTATTTGTTACCCTCAATACTTGTTTGCAGAAAAACATTTATGCAGATCATGTAGAGCGTTCATAAAAGAGTATGACCTAATAATCAGTCATTCAACTTTTGGACACTTAGTAGAAGCAAGAAAAGCACTAAAGTACACTTTAAGTGAATTAACTATATTAAAAAACATCGCCATACACTATCTGGGGGAAGAGTATAGAAATGATACCGAAGCACAAATCTCAAAGTACTTCGCAGACTGGGCGAAGACAACAACACACTACACGAAACAAATTGCAGTTGAAATCACATCAAGACCAGTATCTATCCCCAATGCCGAAGTGGATCAAATATCTGAAAGACAAGCCTCGCAATTCCAAGCGTTTTTTTCTATCAAAATAAATTCACTAACAACCGAAATTCAAACCTTATTAAATTTAATAAAAAGAGATAGTCAAGACACATCAAGAACTTTTTATAATAATTATTTAATGCCGGCGTTAAATGTTATGTCTAAGGTAATTGAGCCAATGATGTACGACCTCAAAACAACTGAGATCGGAAAAGAGATCCCTACACTTCTTAAAGAGATGTTTACTGCAGAAAGTGCAATAACAGGAAACCTAGGTGCAATAACTGCTGACGTTGTTGAAAGAAACAATCAGTTCTACAATAAGTTTGATGCACTACTACAAGCAATAAGACTGAAAAGAAGATACATCAACTATCTTATGCAGCTTGAAGTAAAGGGCACAAAAAGAAGCAAGATACTAATAACCGACGCTATACAAGATTTAGATTCATACAAAGAAACATTCATGGCAATAGAGCCTGATGAAAGCGACAGAAGAGGCCTTAGATCTTCCCACAATGACCTAGACGACTTAGACGGCAATGCCCACCCACAATATCTTAGATCAGACGGTGGAACCATAGAAGGCAATATGGACATAGCGTCTGGAATAACCATAGGAGGCATAGACCTTGCTGTCCATAAGCATGACGGTACCGATGGAAGTCTTGCAATACCAGCTGACGCAATTGACTACGAATCTGCACGAAATGCATACTATGATTCAACATTAACTAAACCTTATCAGAACTTAGTTTTAACAGGTCTTAATGAGGTATTATTGATAGGTGGCAACGTCCAGTACGAAGCTTCTTTTGAGATTGAAATTAATGACGACAGCGCAAACTCTTATGAGTTTGAGATACTCTATAAAGAGATATAACTATGGCATGGTTTAACTACACATCAAATGCAACACCTCCAGCTGTTGCTTACCCAGCTGTAAGAAGAAAGATTGCTTTTAGTGCTGCATCAGAAAATTTAAAAGTTGGAGACTGGATCTATGTTTCAATGGAAGATGTCAACATAGGTAGAGTTTATTCGAAAAAGCAAGACGGATCAATAGATGTTGGATTTGATGACGACTCTTATGTAGTTGTCTACGAAACCGATACAACTAATAGATTAACTTATAGCATTATAGATTCCGATACAAACCTATGCTTTAAAGCTTTGACCGAAGCGTCTTCTGGATCAGTTCCTGCGGGCAATTATTATGTTTACTATCATAATGATAATATCCAGTATATGCAGTTAACAGATGGTTCGTATTATCAGACTGCTAATCCTAATGGTGCAAACTTTATAGCACAAGGGGCAAACGCTGTTAACTATTATTCTAATGTAGTAAAAGCAGATAGTACAAACTCTAGAATCTCCGCAGTTTCGTTTATTCCTGGAGATGGTTCTTGGCAAAATCAAAAAAGCAACACTCCTGGAAATAGAGTTCTTGGATCTTTTAGCGGTCCACTATTAAAAATTAATGGACAAAAAACTCCTAGCTCTGGAATAATATCCATAAAGATTAACAAAACATCCTTGACCACCACTGGTCAAATGGAAGTTAAATCACAAGAGATTGATCTATATAATTCTACTACTCTTGAAGATGAAGTAATATTTTCTATTGATATTAGAACTTTAGATATATTAACTTCTTACGAAGATCTATATGGATCGTTTTCTTTTGAGATAGAAATATTAGACAAAAAAAATATTAACTCTTCTGATAAAGATTTTAAAATTAATCAATATTCTTTTAATAAAAACTATAACTTAGAACTAGAAGATGAAGAAATATACGAAGGAATAATTTTTAGCACAACAGGGACAATAACTTAAATGGCAACAATTAAAAAAACTATAACTGGATTAAAACCAGCAACTAATTATCTATTTAGTTTAAAGCCAAAGAATACAGAGATATCTGCTATTGATGCTATTCCAGATACAATAAGAGTTCAGACTCCAGGCGTTGTATCCAGCCCATCTAGTATTACTGGCGTTTTGTTGGCAGCCAACTTTAAGTCTGCAATGCTCAGGTTCAATCATGCGTCAATGGTTGATCTTGATTATTATGAGTATAAGATATATCTAGCAAGTGATGTTACTGAAACAGCCTTAAAGGCAAGAGCATCCACAACAACAGATGGAGCTATGGTTTCTGGAATAACAAAGTCTAATCTTGTTGTTATTTCTGACCTTGAAAATACAACCTTAGTTGGAAGTACTCTAACTAACGTTGTCTACAAGGCTAAGGTGAGAGCTGTAAATACTGCAGGAAATGCAGGAGCTTTTTCCTCTGCCTCTGCCAATGCAACTACGCAATTAATTGAAAGTCAATTTATTCAAGATCTGACTGCTGCAAAGATAACAGCTGGAACAATCGGTGCACACGAAATTATCCTTACCCAACCAGGCATACAAACTTCTTACACTCCTCCTAACGGAACAGCAGTATTAAGATCTTCGAACTACGTAACTGGAGGAGTAGGAGTTGGTCAAGGTTGGATAATTAAAGGAGACGGAACTGCAGAGTTTGATGCTGCCTCAATTAGAGGAACGCTGTCTGCTAATTCTATTTTTATCAACGCAAATAATAGATGGGCAAGAAACTCTGCAAATAGTGCAGGTAATTCAGAATTCGTTGTAGGAGATGCGACTAATCAGCTTTCTTTTAATCCAACTGGTGGAGCTACTGGTGGATCTTTATTAAAAGTTGGAAACTCTACAAACTATATGCAGTGGGACAATAATACTCTCACAGTCACTGGAGCAATTACAACCAATGCAACTATAAGTGGTTCAACCGCTGGTGGATTGACAATAGGAACAAATACTTTACAGTTTGGTGGAACTGGTTATAAAAATTCTCCATTTTTTGTTGGCTATAATACAGCTGACGGTGTATCCGCAAATAAATTTTCCATAGGAAGTAAGCTATATTATGACGGAACTACGCTAACAATTGATGGAACTGTAACTATAGGATCAACAGCTGCTTCAACGGTTGTTAGCAATGCAGCAACTGGAGCAACAGCTGTTCAACCAGCTGGAGTAAATGCTAATGTTACTAGCATTTCTGGTGGAGTAATAACAACTGGTACAATTAATCTAAATAGCGTCAACATCAACAACGCTACAACTGGAGCTAGAATACTTTTAGACTCTGGTGGGCTAAAAGCTTACAATGCTGCTGGTACAAATACTGTTGCGATTAACTCAGATGGATCAGCAACATTTACTGGCACTGTCAGTGCTTCAACAATTAATGGTTCAACTTTTAATAGTACTAACAATTTATTTAGGGTAGATGGATCTGGTAACACTTTTACCAACAACGTATATGCAACAGGATCTACGAATGATTTAGGACTGCAAATCAGAGCTGACGGTACTGGTGGAAGTACCTCTGGACAAATTTGGATATTAAGTGCATTAGGAAAAGAAACAAAAATAGGAAATGTAGACGGTGCGTTAAATGTAAGATATAGGGCAGCTGTCGGAACCATCCCAGAAGCTGTGGTATTAGAGCCAGCTAAGTTTCTTAACGGTGCATGGAGTCAAAAAAGGCACCTAGAGATTAACCTAGCAGACGACACGGGCACTGATACGACTCAATACAACATGTACATTAACTCTGATCTGGTAATGAGAGGCAGTGCCTTAACAGGATCTGGTAATGATATTTGGTTTGATGATACAACAACAAGTGGCAGTGGAGGAGTCGCAAGATTTTGGGAACCATCACCAAATAAAGGTAAATACGTGCTATCTAGAGATAGTTCAAGTCTTAAATACAAAGAAAACGTATTAAATATATCATCACAAGAGTCAATAAATATTTTAAAAAAAGTTAACGTTGTTAAATATACTTTTAAAAAAAATATAAAGCATGACACAGATTTTTCTTATCAAGTTAAACAGTTGGATTATCACTATGGACTAATAGCGGAAGAAGTAGCAAAAGACGCTCCAGAATTATCTCAGTATGGATTTACTGATGAGGGAAGAAAGCGTAGCGCAGATGAGTTAATGACACTAGAGGATTTGAATAATGAACTATATTTTGAACCAGTAAACTGGAGAAAAGACGAAGCAACGGCATTATTGATAAGTTCATTCCAGAATCTTATTGAAAGAGTTGAATATTTAGAAGCACAACTTGCAGCACAGTAAAGCAAGTGATATACTCTACAAGTAATTTCTATATTAGGAGAAGCAATGCAAGAGTCTAACTTAGATGTAAATCTAATTATTCAAACATTTCAAGAAAAAGTTTCTCAGTTGATAACTGAGCTAGTGGTAAAAGAAGCCACTGTTAAACAATTGTCACTACAAATCCAACAGCTTCAAACCGCATCTGTAAAAGATGATTTTGAGGTTCCAACAGAAACAGTAAAGAAAGTAAAATAATGTCAAAACAAAAAGTAACCCCAGAAGTAGTAACCCCAGAAGTAGATGTTGACGCAGAGACAAAGAAGTTTCAGGTTGTCATTGAAATTAGCAATCAGAACCTTGCTTACAAGAGCGATTTCTCAGAGCCAGAGACAATTTTTTGGATTGAAGCCGTAAAGCAGATCATCCTTAAGAAGACCTTTGAAGACGCCGGCATTCAAAGCTGAAAATAAATCAACATAAACTGTACTATACAGTGATAAAACCTATTCCTGGAGTACAAAACCGCTATGGCCCTAAGTAAGTATTTACCTTTTTCAAATAACCAAGTCGAAGAACTAGACTTTGCTGCAGCACAGCTAAGCCCAGATGAAATGAATGGCCTATCCAAGAGCATGCGAGTAGCTGCTCTTGCTTTGGGTTATAGAGGCACAAATTATTACTACACTGGTAGAAGTAACTTTGAGCCTGCACCATACAACTTTGACAGAATTATACAGGCTATAGACACTGACTCTTATGTCAAGCAGGCAATGGCAAAGTATAAGGACCTATTCTGGAAAGAAGGTTGGCAAATAGTTGGAGAAAATCCAGAAGCTGTTGCATACCTATATCAGAGAATAGATTATATGGAAATGGCTATGAAGCGTCCATTTTTAGATTTCCTTGTCGATTTGTCAGATCAGCTTTTTAAGTTTGCTAACGTATTTATCGTTAAAGCTAGAGCAGATCTTTCTGAGTACTTTCCTACAAAGATTGAGGCAATTAGCGGAGCTCAACCAGTAGTTGGATACTACCTTATACCAACTGAGCAGACAAGAATATTAAGAGATAAATTCAATAAGCCTAAGCAGTATATGCAAAGAACAAATCCTTTGACTTATGCTCCAACAAACAGAGATCCAGTCTGGAATGCAGATAGAGTAATACATTTATTTTTTGAAAGAAAACCAGGCAGAGCTTTTGGTACACCTTTCCTTTCTAATGTTCTAGATGACGTTGTTGCTCTTCGTCAGATAGAAGAAGACATTCAAAACTTGGTACATAGAGAACTATTTCCTTTATATAAATATACTATTGGTACGGCAGATCAACCAGCAGAGCCAGAAGAAATTGATCAAGCTGCTTTTGAGATTGAAAATCTTAGAGCAGAAGGTGGATTGATTCTTCCATTTAGGCATAACGTTGATGTCATAGGTGCAAATGGATCATCGCTAGATGCGTCAGCTTATATAGATCACTTTAAGGAAAGAGTTGCTATAGGTCTTGGTGTTGCCCCTCACCACCTTGGAATGAGTATGGGTGGCGGAAATAGGTCTATGTCAGAAAGACTTGACACAGCCCTGTACGACAAGATTAAGCAGTTCCAAAAACAATTTGCAGAGATGGTAAGAGTTCATATATTTAATGAGCTTTTATTTGAAGGTGGTTTTGATCCATTAGTCAATCCATATGAGTCTAGTGTTTCTGATAGATGTTATTTTAAGTTCAATGAGATAGACGTTGATACACAAGTTAAGAAAGAAACACATATAATACAAAAATATGTTAACTCCTTAATCACGCTAAGTGAAGCTAGAACTCAATTAAGTATTGATCCAGAAGTTGAATTGGATGAGTTGTATAATTCAATTCAGGGCAAGGTGCAGATTGAAATTGCAAAAGCTCAATCAGAAATTCAATCTAAAGCTCAAGCAAAACTAACAAAAGTTACTCAAGGTCAACAGCCAGTTGACTTAGCTAAAGATGGCGATAAGCAACAGCCTGCTTCAAAAGGTCAGTCAAATCTTGCTTCGGGAAGAAGAGGGGCTGGAAATACAATAAGGCCTCAGAACCAGTCAGGAAGAAGAACTTCTCCAAACATTAAGAGATCAGATAATGCTTGGCTAGGATTAGTTGAAAATTTGTTGGAAGAACAGTATAATATAGTTGTAGTAGATGAATTAGTTGAACAAACTAAAGTCGAAAAACAAGAACCCACAATCAATGAGGATAAACAATGACTTTAATAATTGAATCGGAAGAATCAAAAAGATATCTTCAAGAAGAAAATGCAATTGACGGATTTAGAGTTGCAGTCAACAATGGTCAAACACGTCTTGCTCTTGAAGTGTTAGTGACTATTGTGGACGCCTTTGCAGAAATTCTTAGCTTAATGATGCAAGATGATGAAGATGAGGAAATTGTCATTGTCGCACCTACTGTTGTAGAAGTCCAAGAAAAAGTAGAAGAGATTAAGCCAATAGAAGTTGAAGAAGCTAAAAAGCCTGTAGTTAAAAAGCCTGTTTCAAAAGAAGAAACGACAACAATTTCGGAATAAAATGAAAGTACTAATAGGCTGTCCAATATATAAAAGAGATTGGATATTTCCACTATGGGCTTCAGCTCTAGAAAGACAATCTATTCCATTAGATGAGATAGGTTTTATTTTTGAAACATCGCCAGATGATGTTAATATAAAAAATATCTTATCAGCATGGCGAAATCAACATCCAGAAATTCCATTCTTTGAAGTGCATGAAAGATCTGACATACCACATTTTGAGCATCAAAAAAACTCAAGACAGTGGACAATGTCAAAGTATTTTAATATGGTATCACTGAGAAATCATATACTTGATAGAGTAAGAGAAGTTAAGCCTCAATATTATTTTAGTCTTGATTCTGATATAATATTAAAAAATCCTGCAACGATAGAGCTTCTAATCAATCACATAAAAGAAGGGGCAGACGCAGTTAGTCCATTGATGTTTATGACTCCAGTTGGAGTAGATTACCCAAGCGTAATGACTTGGTCAGATGAAGATGACGGAAGAGCTTATCGCAGAAAAGATTATCCACTTGGTACTTATTTTAAATCTGACGTAATTATGGCAGCAAAAATGATGTCTAAAAAAGCATATGAGTCAGTAAACTATACGGTTCATTCGCAAGGTGAAGATCTTGGTTGGAGCCTAGAAGCTAAGCAAAAAGGCCTTAATCTTTACAGTGCTTCATACATTTATGCTTTGCATGTTATGCACGAAGAGATGTTACAGCACCTAGCTAAATCTGGTGACACAAGAGAATCTATTTTATTTGAAAACCATATAAAAATATGATATCTTTATATAAAATTGTTTAATGGTATAAAAGGAACTTACTATTAATAACAACGAGAAAAAACCATATCAGCATGGAGATGTTAATGGCATTTGATTTCACAGAAAATTTTACAGTTGTACTGCCAGATTTTTCTAAAACAGATTTTAACTTCGGAGAGTCAGTTGCCTCCAATCAGGGACTTATTATAGAAGTCGCTGCTATTCACGAAGGTCTTACACGGAAACTATAATAACTACTCAGCAATTGAGTTAGAAAAAGCTTTGCAGTCATGGGTTGAGCCATATCCAAAGCCAATTATATTAAATCACGATTTAAACTCAGAGCCAATGGGTCGAGTAATGGCAGCCAGGATGGACAAAGAAGCTGATGGTAGCTCTTTCGTTCGTTTGCAGATTGCAATAACAGATCCGTTAGCTATTCAAAAAGTTCTTGACAAAAGATACTTAACAGGTTCAGTTGGCGGTAGAGCTGGCAAAGCAGTGTGTTCAATCTCTGGAGATGATCTTGCAAAAGAGACAGAGGGCGGAAGACCAGCAGTCTCTAAGTACAAGAGAGGTCAAGTCTACAAAGGTAAACTTGCTTTTACAGACATGCAAGATATTTCTTTTAAAGAGTATTCTTTTGTTAACCAGCCTGCAGATCAAAAGTCTAGCATTAGAGCTATCAACCCTAATGATGGAACACCGCTTCAAGACTCTCAAGACGGTTGGGTCGCAAAGAGTTCAGCCTTTGTGCTTCATATGGACACAGAGGATATTGTGTCTGTAGAAGAGAATGAATCAATTCTTAATTGTATGAAGAAGAAAGAATCTAAGCCACTTTACCTGCATCTTAAGGGTGCATTTTTGACAGCTCTAGCCATCCATGAGAGCGAAGATTACAATAATAACAACAACTCATTACTATCTAATGAGAACAAAGATAGTAATAGCTATGAGGAGAACTCAAATATGAAAAAAAATGTTAAAAGTGAGGATATCCTCGCAGCTGTTGAAGATCTTAGCAATGACTTATCCGCAATAGCTTCAAGCTTAGTAGAACAATCGCAAGAAGATCCAGAAACAGCACCAGAGACCGAAGAGGTAGCTGAGGAAACTCCTGCTACTGAGGCTCCAGAAGCAGAAGAATCAGTTAAGGCTGAAGAGTCAGAAAAGACTATAGTAGAAGCAGAAGGCGATTCACTTGCCGTAGCTCTTCAAAAAGTTCTTAATGATACTATTGTATTTTACTTTGCAGCTCACAGAGCACATTGGAACGTTGAAGGCGAAGACTTCACCGAGTACC